GCCCAATGGACTTCAAAAGATAGGATTGCTGCATTTGAAAAAATATATGGAAAGATTGAAGAATCCTCACTTGAAGATCAATTGTCTTTTGTTGACATGGAACTTAAAGGCACTCACAAATCAGCCTATAACAAAATGATGGCAGCAAAAGGAGCAGGTGCGAAAGGAGCAGCAATATCACGATATTATGAAAGCCCAGCAGATTCAGAAGGGCAAGCAGCATTGCGCTCTGGGATAGCAGAAGAATTTCAAAACAGAAGGCTGGGTGCAGAAGGGAATGGAATTGGCGGCACTAATGTAACGAATAATAATACATGGAATATAACTGGAAGCGATGCCAAACAAATTGCTGATTCTGTAGCTCAAAAACAAGACAGAGTAAATGCAAATACTGCCAGACAACTAAGCACAACATACCGATGAATACAAGCCTAGTATTACAAGGCGGCCAATTAGCCGCGCAAATGGTTTTGGTGAAACAGAAGAGCCGCCGCTTTTCAAAGCCAACTTTGCCAAATGGTCAAGTACTGCCTGATATAATAGCCCAAGCAACAATCGAAGAAAGGCACATGGATAGGCTTGAAATAACGAGTCACCCAATAGAGCAAGGTGCTGCTATAACTGACCACGCTTTTATTAACCCTTCAGAAGTAATTCTTAGGTTAGGATGGAGCAATAGCGGAACACCAAGTTTACTAGCCGCGACAGAAGATATTGCCTTGTCCTGGGCTGCAACTGTAGGCGGCGGTGTAGGCCAAGGGATAGCAATAGCCGGCGGAATAACCAAAGCTGCTGGCAATACCTTGTTATCCGTGGTCAGTGAAAGTGCGATTGATATTGCTTATGCCACAATATTGCATATGTATAATAATCGCGCGGTGTTCACTTTATATACCGGCAAAAGAATATACGATAACATGGTGTGTAAAATGGTTTCAACGGAAACTGATTATACTCAAGAAAATTCGATGATTATAATGATGGAGTGCCAAGAAATTCTGCTAGTAAATACACAGACCGTTTCATTACCGGCAAATAAGCAAAGGAATGAAGGAAGCACCGCTTCACCAATAAATCGCGGAACCCAACAGGCCATTCAGAAATGAGTACAACTTATGAAATACCTTTGCAGCCAAATGCGCAGACACTTCGGATTAGCCTTGCTGGTGTGTATTACAATCTCACTGTACTTTGGAACAATCTCAGCCTTAATTGGAATGTGGATATTGCTGATGATTCTTTCAACAATATCTTAGCAGGAGTTCCATTAGTCGTTGGTTCAGACTTACTGCAGCAATATGGTTATTTGAATTTTGGTGGACAATTAATTGCTTATGTGGATATAGACTCCTCGGATAACGATAATGATATTGATAATTTTGAATCTCCTTCTTATGATGATCTCGGCCAGACAGGCCACTTATATTTTATAGTGCCATAATGATAACCGATCAATGGATTAGGAAATTAGGGCTCGTGATATTTTCAGACACTAAAGGATTGGATTTGTCTGAATTTCACATAAAATTTGAAGCATGCAATGCTGATGTACAAAGTCCTAATAATTGCGCTATACGCATATATAATATGTCCAAGGCAACTATAAAAAGAATCATTGAAAATAGCGAATTCAAAAGCGTAGTGATTAACGCTGGGTACGAAAAAGGCAATTATGGCGTTATATTCCAAGGATATATAAAACAATTTAGGATTGGCAAAGAAAGCAATGTTGATTCTTATTTAGATATCCTTGCCAGCGATGGAGACATAGCTTATAATCAGGCATTCGTAAATGAAACTATGGCGAAAGGAAGCACGCGGGCAGATGTAATAAATGCGGCTGCAAAAGCCATGAATCTTCCGGTCGACTATGGCATATTCAAAACGGATGTTCAGCACATACCAAGCATCAGAGGAAAAGTGCTATTTGGCATGGCAAGAGACAAAATAAAAAACGAATCCAATAATCTAAACTCTGGATGGTCAATTCAAAATGGAAGAATTCAAATAATTCCACAAAATAGTTATTTGAAAGGCGAAATTGTTAAACTCAATTCTGCATCTGGATTGATAGGAATACCAGAACAGACTGATGAAGGAATCCGATTTAGGTGCTTATTGAATAGCAAATTAAGAATTGGAGGGTTGGTGCAAATAGATAATTCAATTATTAATCAAACTATGCAAAGTGTGAATAGCAATTCTAGTATTAATGGCCCAGTTCAGCTTCCTGCGCAGATTCAATATAATTCATATAGGCTGCAGCCACTTGCTCCGCTGTCGGATGATGGGGTGTACCGGTTATTTGTCGTTGAACACGAAGGGGATACTCGCGGACAGCCTTGGTATAGCAACTTAATTGGATTGGCAATGGATATGACTACTCAAACAGTATTGGCAAAATAATGGACAGAATAGAGAGAATTGAGCATCCGCAAGAATCATTAATGATTGCTTTAGAAGGCATGCAAACCAATTTGTGGACAACATTGCCTGGAATAATACAAACATTTGATCCATTGACTATGACGGTTACAGTTCAGCCATCTATACAGGCTGAATTAACTAATAAGGAAACTGGTACTAAAACATGGACTAGCATGCCTCTACTAGTTGATGTCCCAATAATAATACAAAGCTCAGGCGGTATGTCTATCACGCTGCCTATAGCAAAAAATGATGAATGTTTAGTCTGCTTTAGCAATCGGTGTATAGATGCTTGGTGGCAATTAGGCGGTGTGCAAATACAGCCTGAATTCAGAATGCACGACTTATCTGATGGGTTTGCTTTTATTGGTCCACGTTCTTTGCCTAGAATTATATCAAACTACAGCACAACATCGATGCAGATAAGGAGCGATGATGGTGTTGCCATTGTGGATATAAACCCAGTAACCCATGCTATAAATGTAACAACAACAGCAGCAATAAATATAACAACAACTGGAACCGCAACAGTTAAAGCAGCTAGTATTCTTCTTCAGAATGCAGGTTCTACTTTGAAAAAATTAATGAATGATACAGTTATTGCCTTATTTAATAATCACGTTCACACAAACGGAAATGGGGGTGCCAATACGGGAGTCCCGACAGTGGCAGCAACTGCGGCAAATGCAACTTCAATCGTGCAGGCTGAATAATGAAATACAGGCGTTTAGATGTTAATGGCGACATGTCTTTTGGAGCCGGAGTGAGCAATTTTCTAATCAATTCGCCGGAGGCAGTGGCGCAAGCTGTGATGACCCGCTTGAAATTATTCCAAGGCGAATGGTTCATTGATACCGAGATTGGAGTGCCATATAATACAAAAGTTTTAGGATTTGGAAATATACATAATTACGATTTTATTATCAAACAACAAATATTAGGTACGCAGGGCGTTTCTGCAATAGCCAGTTACTCAAGCTTCATCGATGATAAGAGAAAGGCAAATATTAATGCTACACTTGATACCTTATTTGGATCGACTACTATACAGGCCACATTCTGATGCCAACTTATCCACTAGCAACTTTAGCGCCAACTGTTGACTCAACAGGAATATCAGCGCCAACTTATTTTGATATTTTATCAAGTTTGCAGACATCTTTCAAATTAATATACGGTTCAGATATTTATATCGCACCAGACTCCCAGGATGGCCAATGGATTGCTATTTTAGCAAAATCATTTCACGACAGCAATCAAGCGGCGATAGCAATCTTCCAATCATTCTCTCCAACCTATGCACAAGGTGCTGGATTATCTTCTGTTGTTAAAATCAATGGCATTAAAAGGAATACTAGTGGATACTCTACCGCTGTTGGTAATGTTATAGGCGTAGCAGGTACTGTTATTACAGGTGGCATCGTACAAGATAGCTCCGGAAATAAATGGAATCTGACATCACCCATAACGATACCTATTGGAGGTTCAATAGCCGTTACGGCAACAAGTCAAATGGCAGGCGCCATCATTGCTTTGTCAGGCTCTATAAACAAGATATTCAATCCGCAATTAGGGTGGCAGTCATTCTCCAGCACGAGTGACGCCACTGTTGGCTCACCGGTAGAAAATGACGCTACCTTGCGAAATAGACAATCAATAAGTACAGCGCTTCCTGCAGCAACTGTTCTTGACGGCATGCTTAGTGCTATCGGTAATGTTGCTGGAGTCACACGATTCTTTGGCTATGATAATGACACAGGAGCAGCGGATGTAAATGGCATACCTGCCCATTCAATATCATTTGTAGTGCAAGGAGGGACAGTGCTGGATGTTGCCACTGCTATCGCTTTAAAAAAGATGCCAGGAGCGCAAACATATGGGACAACCTCATTATCCGTTCCTGATGCTATGGGGTTGCCTTCTGTGATAAATTATTTCCAGCTTGCCACTGTAAGTATTTATTTTGCCATCACTATAAAGGCATTGCCAGGATATGTGTCAACAACTGGAACGGCTATTCAGAATGCTTTGATGGCATTTATTGATGGATTGGCAATCGGCGAAGATGTGTATTTGTCGCAAGCCATGGCAGCAGCTTCTTTAATAGGACTTGGAATCGGGCAGACATTTTACATCACTTCATTCTACCAAGCGACTACACCGACTCCTGTATCGACGGCAACAGTGATAATAGCGTTCAATCAAGCTGCTGCAACAAATATTCCATCAATCGGACTGGTGGTTACTTAAATGGCTACTATCAATGATTACACAAATTTAATAACAGCTGAGCATAGCGATAAGCAGAAATTTTATGCTACTGTTTCATTATCTTGTCAGCCTCCAGTTGACTTAATAAATTTTTTATCATCAGTAACATCACTATATGATATAGACACTGCCATTGGCACTCAATTAGATGTTGTTGGACAATGGATTGGGAAAGCACGCCAGCTTGCCATCGCATTGACAGGTGTATATTTTACTCTTGACACTGGACCTGGGCTGGATAGCGGAATTTTACAAGGGCCATTTGACCCTTCAACTGGACTGACAGCTCTTCCAGATAATTATTATAGGCTGCTTTTGAAAGCAAAAATATTAAATAATCAATGGGATGGGTCAAAGCCAACTGCTTATTATTTAAGTGACCTATTATTCGGCCCTTTTGGATATAACTTATTCATACAGGATAATTCTGACATGTCCATGGTATTGGGACTTATAGGTGCTGGAACACCGCCAACAATAATAGCCGCAATGTTTACATCTGGAATGTTAAACTTAAAACCCGCTGCAGTCAAAATAGCAGGATATGCTTACCAAGCTGTTACAGGGCCATTATTTGCTTTGGATATGAATAATACAAATTTCGCCGGTTTAGATACCGGATATTTAGCAACTTATATTTTCAACTAATAGGATAATACTATGCCTGGAACAAATGATTTTTTGCCGATAGCAGCAGGTGGTGGAGCAAACGTCTTAACGCAAGCTGCATACGCCGCCTTGTCAAGCTATTTTTCGGCTGGATATGCCAACGGTTCAATAGTCCCTGCCCAACAATTGAACAAAGCAATGAGACAATCATCATTGATTGCTAGTATTGTGGGAGCATTGATAGCTGATGTGACCAACCAAAATGTCGTTGATGATGGCACTACAGCAACCATCCTTAGTAATCTTATGGCTACAATTATGCGAGCTGGATATGTGGATGATACGGGCGTTGCTGACGCTTATGTGTGTACTTTGGTTCCTTCTCCTGGAGCTTATTATGACGGAATGAAAGTTGGATTTTCTACCGTAAATATAAATGCTACAGCAACGCCAACACTCAACGTTAATGGAGTTGGGCCGGTCACTATAACAGCACCTGGCGGCGGTGCATTAATTGCAGGAAGCATTCCAGCAAACACGATTATTGAAGTTGTGTATAATTCAACAGGCCCGAGATTTGAATTGGCAAATATTGCTATTCTTCCTTCTGTCGGAATACAAGGTGCTTCAAAGAATTTATTGGCGCTTTCCACTGGCATAAATGCCAATGTTAGTATAACTGCTGATACTGTTATCGTTGAGAATACAGGTGGCGCCTATTTAAACCTGGAAAATGTTAATGTCACTATTGACACGGCAGCAGCAGTTGGAGTCAATAGCTTGGATACAGGCATTCTGGCAGGGAGCACGTGGTATAGCACTTGGATAATCTGGAATGGAACTACTATTGCAGGACTAGCATCATTATCAGCTACCGCACCAACAATGCCGGCAGGTTATACACATAAAGCACGTGTTGGCTGGATTAGGACAGATGGGACAGCAAATAAATACCCGCTATCATTCAAACAACAGGGTAAAAGAGCAAATTATGTTGTTGTCTCAGGATCAAATGTCCCTAATCTTCCAATTATGGCCAGCGGTATAAATGGCAGTCAAACGACTCCAACATGGGTAGCTGTTGCAATAGGCGCTTATGTCCCGCCAACAGCAGGTCAAATCGGCATTAATTTATACTCTCAAAATGCTGTAATAGTTGCGCCAAACAATGCGTATGGTGCAATCGCATCAACAACAAATCCGCCTTACGCCTCTATGAGTGGCGCGGCAAGTGGCAGTACGCTACCCTTTTTTATGGGAATCGAGTCAGCAAATATATATTGGGCATCAAACGCGGCATCTGGTGTATTAGCAACAAGTGGGTGGGAAGATAATTTATGAGTTATGCAATAAGAAATGATGGTTTGGGTTGGCATGCAGTTAATGGTGCCAATGATTGTGCTGCTGATGAAACATTTAGCGAATCACAGCCAATATCAACTCCACAAATAATAGCTGATGCTAACGGGTTTGCACAAAGTGTTAAATTGGCTCTAGGTGGAATTATCGGGGCAAATGCTTTAGCTGTTAGCTATCCTTTATTTAATCAAGCAGTGCAAGAACAGAATTGGTCTGATGTACAGGAATTAATAATTGATGCCAAAACAAAATCTGTTTTGTCAACATCTCAATATATAGCAATTAAAACAGCAGCAGCCAACAATAACATTCCAATAACTTTATAAAACACAAAAAGAAGCCGCTGAAAGGCGGCTTTGAATGTCTATGCTTCGGAGCTGGCGCATAGAGCCATCAATCAAATGCAAACCCATCTTTGGTTATCGTAGCTGGCTTTAATTGTTGTGGATACATAATTTCAATATTAATCTCAGGGTGATAAAGATTGCCAAGTTGTTTCTTCATATCATCTGGCGATTCCCATATATTAATAACCTTTATCATACCATCTACAGTGTTGCCCCAGCATCCGTAACTTCTGAATGGAGGATTTATGGATATTGCTTTGTGTAATACAGGTGCCTCAGCAATTTTAAGATCACACTTAGAATCATATAGCACTGACAAATATGGCCCTGAAACAAAGGCTTTTACTTTTTCATCAGCACTAACATTTGCGCAGAAGGATAATGTTAGTGCTATAATAAATAATAATTTCATCTCAATTCGCTCCCAGCAGTTACATGGAAATTAATAATACCATAAGGTGTTCCGCACACCAACCCATCTAAGCTCAAATCCCCTTCAGGGCCAAAGAAAAAGAATTTGCAATCACCTTCTGTTTCTGATTTTTTTGCTATTTCAGGAAAGATATTGGAATAAAACCGCTTAACTTTAACCGTCACACCATCAGGCTCCATATATCCAGCAAACCCGATTAACTTCTTTTTCCCTATAAATTGTATTAAAACGTGGTTGTTTTCTTTATCGAAGAAGCCAACCACTGCGCTGCCGCAATCAAATTTTATAATTTTATTATTGTTTTTTATGAAACTTTTTGAATCACAAGAGCCATTCCCAGCACGGAGATTAAACAATTCATTCCCAGCGCGCGCTGAATTAACAATAATAAGCATTGCCAGTAAAAAAGTCACAAATACAAAAGCAGTTTTAATTCTCATTTTCTTCTCCAATTTCATTTTTGATTATTTTTAAATTTAATTGTCTTGCTGTTTTTCTATTTGACCTGTCAACAATTTTGCGACAATTCATTTTAAGCCCAGACTTTGTATGGAAACACCCAAATTTGCATTCCCTTTTGTCTTCTCTGCTATGTCCATAAGCCTTCATATTAATCACCATTTTGTTATATTGTTAAGTGAATCCAGATAAGTCTTCAAAATAGCAGCCTTACAAAAATAAATCTTTATGAAGCAGCATTAAAATTCTTCACATAATCCTCCAAATTATTTCTATTTTTGTTTTTGCATTCATTGCAGCAATGGCTATTGGAATTATCAAATGATTCAGGTGCCTTCAAAATCTTGCAACAAGAACAATAGAATGCTTTCATCATTCTTTCTTCTGCTTCTTTGCTCATAAATAAGTAGCCTTTAAAATTTAAACAAAACAGTTGCCATTTTCATTGCAGCTAGTCTATCGTGGTTAACAAATAGGCAACCTTTAACCACGATGTAATATAGGTTGCCTATTTTTGAGATTGACATATTATTCTCCACTCAGTTTTAAGGTTTAGATTTAGTTCCTTTCGAACTTGAATCTATTGTCTCTCACCTAAAAATAAAATCAACATTTTTTCAATCTATTTTATCTTTACAATGCCCCCAATCCATTCCTTTCTCTCCATCGGCTTTAACTGGAATACTTAAAGGAAGGGCATTTTCCATGCGGTAACGCATTTCTTCAAAGGCTTCCTCTTTGCCACCTGGGTCGCTGAAATCCAGCTCGTCATGCACGGTTAATCGCGGGATTCCGGTAGCATCGAAAACACCGTCCTTCCAGCATAACCACATTGCTTTTTTCATTAAATCAGCTGCAGAACCTTGAAGTTTTCTATTGAGCGCCTTATGGCTATGAGCTCGTTGTATATCCCGCCACAGTAGAATTGCCTTATCGTAGGAAACAGGAATCGTCCGATTATTCCATCCTACCGGTTCCCATGAATCGAAACGGGAACACCGCCCTAGAATTGTGGAAATCTTCCCTGTCAACTGGACTTCCTCCATACAGGAATTCATAGTCTCCTTGGCGAAAGGAACACCCTCGTGATACGCTTTTGCCAGCATTTTTCCATCTTTTAAAGATAATCCGAGGCCTCCAGAGAGGGCTTCAATTCCCATTCCGTAGATTAGGCCGAAGTTAATGTTCTTGATGGCCTTGCGATTTAAGTCTTTTCCAGTTTTTTCTAATACGAGTGCTTGAGTCCACTCATGGTAGTCAGTATCCGGAAATTTGTTAAATCTCCTTCTAGCATCATCGCTACCTTCTCCTATGGCAAAGTGGATAAGCATCCGATACTCAATCTGGCTATAGTCATATCTCCTCCATTGAAAATGTCCATAATCAGGAATAAATAATCCTCTTACCATAGGTGCCAACTCGTCGTCCCGACTAGGCAAATTTTGAAGATTCGGAGTGGAGCTGCTAAACCTCCCACTTCTAGTGCCTCCCTCGTCGCTTCGGAGTTGGTGAAACTGCCCATAGACCATCCCATTGACATGTGACTCTAAAATATATGATTCTACAAAGGTACCTCGGAGCTTTGCCAATTTCCGTATTTTATTTATTGAATCAGCCACTGGATGTTTAATTCCTGCTAAAAATGCTTTAGTAAAACTGGCGTTTCCTTTTGCCGTTTTTCCATAGGCTAAACCAATAGTATCAAAAGCTTTAGCCAAACTATCAGAGGCATTAACATTCACCTCAAACCCAGTTAATCCGCGAAGGACTAACTTTTCTTCATTTTCTTTCTGTAGTAATAATTCCCTCAATTGTTCTGCTTTACCAAGATCGATTTGAACACCAGAAAAACGCATCTCAATAGTTAAATATATTAAATCGCATTCCATTTGAAATAGCCCAAGAAGATTTTCCTTGGCTAGTAATGGCCATAGCTTTTCAATTAAGCGGAGTGGGAGGTCTGCATCACTCTCAGCGTAAGGACCAGTTAACCTAGGTGGTGTTCGATAGATGTTTGCTCTCTGACGGCCGGAAACTGGGCCTCCATAGAAATCGGAGCACCACCGGTAGAGTAGGGAAGAGTCTTTTCCTTCGCCTAAGTACTTTTGAGCCATAGTTTCTAAAGCAACTTCGGAGATTTCATTCAGCAGGGCTTCGGCGAATTGGACATCTAATAAACTTCCTCGGACAATAACACCTTCTTGGCGCAACCAGCCAACGTCATAGGTTAGATTGGCACCAACTTTAAACTGCTTTGGATTTCCTAAGGTTTCTTGGAGCCACCTTAATACTGGCTCGATTGGCCAATTATCGGCGGGTTCTACCTCATGTCTTAAAGGAAAATACCATCGGTGGCCTCCAGGTACCCCTATGGAAACACCAACCAGATGGCCTTTATTTCTTGCCCATCCTGGACCAAAGGTTAAAAGATCTGGGTCATAAGTTTCGCAATCCACTGCAATAATAGGGGCACTGGATAGGTCTGGAAGATAGGAAGGTTTTATCCATCCAGTATCCGGAATTTCTGGCATATTCCGGATAACAGCGGATCTTCCTTCCTGTTTAATATCCTCCCAGAACATTCCGATGGAATCAAGCCTTGCCACTATCTTTCTCTTCTTCCAGTTGGATAAGAACCTCAAGGTAATTGGCTAAGTCCATTGCCTCCTCTTGGGCATGACGTAGCCAATCCAGACGGCACAAATCTTGGCGTTCTAAGGTCACTCCATATTTCTTCAACCCAAATTCAGCCCGCTTCTGAATCTTTTCGCAGACTGCATTTTCTATTGCGCTCATTTTGGCTCCTTCTTTACAGGTTCTGGTTTAGGCTTATTTATGCAATAGCACTTATAGTATCGAGAATGCCAACCAAGCTTGCACGGTTCGCATTTTATCCACTCCAACTCTTTTTCTTTCATGAACGCATGCCTGCAATAATTCCACGCAAGTTGTCCCCGTAGAAAGGACAAGGATTCGGGGCATTTTCAAAGGAAATTGTTTTTGCAGCATCTTTTAGCAAAAGTAAGTATTTTCCGTGAAAACATGCTTCATGCTGAATTTCCTGTACCTCAACTGATGCCCCTTCACTATCAGCCAAAGTAGTGGAGACACTCCCATTGGTTAAAAAGATCCTTCCGTAATCATCAGCAAAAGGCATAATTTCCGCGATAGCTGTCCACAAATTAGGTGAGATTTCTTTCTGCTCCCCTGTTTGCGCTAACAGGCTGCTAATTGAATCCGGCCAAGCCATTGAGCATGTTGCCGTCCGAAGCCACCTCTTTCCTTTAAAATGAAAGGTACAGCTATCCTCATCCACTTGGAGGTATTCAGGTTCTTCACCAATGCGAAGAATTTCAGTGACGGCAGATTTTGGTATATTAATTTCTATTGGAAAGGAGGATCCAAGCCAATGCTCTATGAGGATAACATTATTGGTTGCAAAAGCAGATTGCCCCCGAAAAAGAATGCCCCTCGCCCACGGACGGGAGGCATCTTCAGCTATAAAAGGAACCAGCTTTTTTAGTATTTTCAGAATTCCAACAGGAAGCCGAACTTCCTGACCTGTTGGCTGGACATCAGGAAATACCTCCGGCAAACAATCAATGAATGCTTTAAATTTTCCTGACCGGATTGATAGCTTTCCTCCTGGAGTCAGGTGGAGCTGGATGGTATCCTTACACGTTTGAATAGCTTTAATAAATGGAACTGCCTTAGGGCTGATTTGCAGGTCAAGCTCAATAGGACTACTTAAAGCCATTACTCCATTAAATCCACGAATATAATTATTCTCAATTCGAAAGTGGGTAAGCTCTGGGAGGTAATCTTTTGCTGCAACTGCTCCTTGAACGAACTTTATTGATTTTAGCATTTAAAATAAACCTATCTGGTCAAGTATAAATTTCTGGTCGTTTGGACGGGATGCCATCTGTTTTCCTAAGTTATCATAAGCATAGATATTATAACTCCACCTGGATAGATAAGTTTCCCTCATTCTTTCAGTGTCTACACCAAGTTTTTGGAACTTTTCTTCTATTGCTTTTCTCTGGAGTGGAGGAAGGGAATCAATATGCTGGCCTTCCACCTTTCGGTTTGGTGACTGGTTTGAGACATTAATTACTTTAGCCTCCGGAAGCATAAGCATTCCACCGACCCTAGCAGTTTGTACCCAGGATGACGAATCCACTGAATACCACGGATACCGTTCCATTAAGGAAATTGTGGTCAATCCAAAACCGTGTACTTTTATCTTTGGGCGTCCAGAACCATCGATCAGGTATTTTTCCCAGATTCGGTCGAGCCATAGTCTAAGCTGCGGCGTTGATATTGGAACCATTCCTCCGAGAGTTATGTAACTATAATTGGCAACGTACCATTCAAGGTATTTTTCATCCTCTCCATAATGAAAACACGGGAGCGGGCGGACACCAAGTTTTTCCATTTTCAACTGATTTTGCCAAGTTTTTAGTGGATCACCAATACCATCCAAGACTGAAGCTAAAACGTCATTATCCTCTTTTTTAATAATATCAGCGTTATCCTGGATATACCGACAATATTTTGGCATATCAATCTCAACTCCTTTTGTGAAGGCGGAGAATGCCCCAGAATCCAAGAATACTGTTTGCTTATCCCTTCGGATGCTATCCACAAAGGATTGGCGATTTATATAATGGTAGCTTTCCAAATGGTGTGTTACACTCCTCCGTTGATACTTTTCATTTTCTGTAAGCCTATTATATAAGCTCCCATCAAAACAGAAGTTAGCGGTGTAAATTCCAGCGAGGTAGAGGCGCATTAGATTTCAAGTTTAAAAGAATAGTTAAGAGAATTAAAGATGAACTGGATTTCAGTGAAACCATCTTCTTTTAGTTCTTCTACTTGCTGCTTATTAACATAAGGTCCTTTTCTAATCTTGAAATCTTTATTATTGTCCCAGTCGGATAAAACATCCTCACGACTGGAATAATCCCTTCCGCAGGCAGGAAATACCGTTAAAGCTATTTGCTTTTGCATATTAATTCTCCAAAAGAGTTAAAATAAAAATGGAATCAAGAGTTACGAGACTTGATTCCATTATATAGAATAACTCTACTATGTCAACTTTTGTTTTGATTAAATTATCTAACGAATACCTTTCGACGCAGTTACTTTTTCCTGGTTGTTATATTGCCCCCTAATAGCATAACTGGCATGGGAAGGAACTTCAGCCACTTGGAAGAATTTCATTTGCCCGATAGGCATTCCAGGGCGAAGCCGAAGCTGATGGCATCTGGTAACATTAAACAGCTCAAGGGTCAACTTTGAGCTATGCCATCCAGGGTCAGCATATCCGGCAAGGCAATGGTTAAGCCCATTCCTAGCCAGAGATGATTTTTGAACATATTCGGCAACGATAGTGTTCGGAAGGTTAAACTCTTCTATTGAAGATGCCAGAATGAATTCACCAGGCGCTAACAAGTATCCTGACGGAGTCATCTCATATTCCACTGTTTCAATATTCTCCTTTGCGGAAAGATCAATCGCTCCAGACCTTCCTTCCATCCGGATAAAAGCATCAAGAGTTATATCAATAGATGCTCCGTTAATTTGAGATAGCTTAGCGTTGATTACACCTCGACTAACCAATTCAACTAACTGTGTATAAGACAAAAGGCCCATTACTGCTTTCCTTTATTTAATTAATGTTAAAAATTCTGCCCTTGCTGAATCGTTTTCTTTAAGAACTCCTCGCAAGGAACTAGTTATGGTTGAATGCCCTTGTTGGCAGATCCCCCTTGATTCCATACAAAGATGGCGGGCTGAAATAACTACACCCACACCTTTAGGCTGGAGATTATCATTTAAGGCATCAGCAATTTGGTTGGTTAATCTTTCCTGTACTTGGAGGCGTCTTGAAAACATATCGACAATGCGGCTTATTTTAGAGAGCCCAACAATATGCCCATCCGGAATATAGGTTACTGAAGCTGTTCCAAAGAAAGGGGCAAGGTGGTGCTCACAATTGTGAACTGCAATACCGTTTGCAAAAAATAGTTGTGTTTCTGGAACAGTCATACACCATACGTCCTCAGTATAATCCAAAGGTTGAACTCCTATTACAACGTGATTTCTTGCTTTTTGTATTCCATCACTTGTAAGTTTGCATCGTTTTTCATACGCAACTTTATTTTCTTTTAATTTATCCCAATATGCCTTAACGGATGCACTTCTTTTTTCTCTAACTTCTTCTCTACCTGAAGCAATTGCAGCCGCATTTTTTCTATTTTGGTTATTTGCTAATTTTTCAGTTCTTTTATGCGCTAGATTATGCTGAGCGATAGTTAAAATTTCTAAATTCTCTGGGCTATTATCCCAAAGCTCTTCATTTATATGATGCGTTATAAAACTCCTACCATCTGAATAATCAGTAGAATCTAAAAATGATTTAACAAATCTATGTTCTAAAATACCTTTAGATTCACCGTTTATTTTAATTCCGTCATGCCAGCGTGTATATCGTGAGGCTATTAATTTCGAATAACTTTGTGCTCCAGAAAAAACAGTTTCAGTGGATCTATATAACGAGGCTAACCTATCACCATTTTTAAGATTTTGTGCTTCTTTCCATTCACCTGTAGTAAGAAGAATTTTATGATCGGGTGTACAAATTAAAGTATCGTTATCAGTATGCAAAGATACTAATTTAGCATTACGTTGTGTGATTCTTGGGTTTACGCACTTTGTAATTGCGAGTTCCATTGTTAAAGGGTTCATTGTATAAATCAAATCACCGTTGGTTAATTTACTAATTGGTACTCTTCCTTTAGGAGTTTCAACAAATGTAGAACCTATAACGCAATGACTATAAAATGGAATATCGCGGATAATCACCATCTCATCGCAACCATCTGCTCCATCTTCAAAAACCTTGAGGATATCTTCTGGCTTTTTCGAATATCCGGAAGTCCAATGCTGCCAAGCTTTTGCGACGCGTTTTGGTGTTTCAAGCAATCCTTGGCGGGTAGGATCTTCTCCAATAAATTGGATCAACCGAGTTATATTATCCTCGATACTACCATCGGAATCGCCTTCCCATGGAAAAACTACCCAAGCATCTTTAAACGGGCTTGATTCCACCGAATTATCAATTAGGGCAAAGAAAGGTTTATCCGGATATTTATGGAGATAGCGGAGTCTAGTAGCTCCAGAGTCTATAATATCATCCATAAAGAAATCGGCTTCTTCTGGATTATCTGTGATTCTTATAACCCTAGAGGATTCGGCAGCTACCGCGTACAAGGCTATACTTCCTCCACGAGGGATTCCGAAGGCTGTTAGGTACGGCCTTCTTTCAAATAGCTCAGATATTTTTCCGGAAACTATTTCTGCTAAATAGGAAACATCTTTGTTGTTTAAAATTACTTTTTTAGACATGGTTATTCCTTAATAAATGAGACTGAGCATTTACGGGTTTCCTCAATTACTACCTTAACTAAGGTACAACCAGTACCAAGAAGTTGTTGTGGCCCAATGATATTAACAAGGTATTCTGCCATATTTTCTGCCGTGGGATTAAAAGAAAGCCAAACCACAGATCTACTAAAATCAAGGAGATCAGAAGGATATAACCGATCTTTAAACTCTTCTAAATACAGAGAGGTCATTAAAGAATCTTTCTCCCATGCCAAAAACTTATGGTCCCAATTATCTTCTAACCACATGCATAGCTTGTCTTTGATAATTCCAAAGTCCAGAACACGCCCGATTTCATCCAAGTTTTCTGCCTGAACAGAAAAATGGATGCGGTAATTATGTCCATGTAAGTGGCGGCATTTTCCCTCATGTCCAACAACCCGATGTCCGCAAGATATATCGTGGTAGCGTTCAGCGGTAATCATAAATTTCCTCCTTGCTCAAGTTCGGCAACTCTTTTATTATCAATAACATTTTTGTAATTGGGAGTAGAAGGTAACGCCATTAATCCTTCGCGGTAAGCACGAATTACTAAAGGGTCTGGATACCCAGCTTCTTCGAATCCTTTAGCGCGCAAAACGTTGGCATGGTTCATATCTGTTGGAGGATATTTTCCATCATAACTGGTATGGGAATAAGCTAATGCCTCCCAGCAGCCAGAAAGCTTTGCTGCCATTTTCACTGATTCTTCCTTAGTTAAATACATAAGCGGTGTATGAATAATAATTCTCTCCTCTGATTCAATATCATAGCCAAGGGCAGCATTAATATACTCCTGCGTGGCATTAATAAAAACATCCCGGCAGTCTGAATAGTTGGCATTATCCTGTTGGCACACGCCGGTAACTATGTTTTTAATTCCAAGAGCTTCTGCCCGATTGGCAGCAATAGTTAAAAATAAAGCGTTACGCATTGGGACGAAGGTAAGTTCCCTTCTGTCTCCAATAATCTTTTCCATAGTGGCGAAATCGGTGTACTGTTCTAATTCATTACCGCTGGTTAAGGGTGAAGAAGAAATTAAACAGTTTGGAACTTCAACTATCGAATGGCTTGCCACTCTTGCTATTTTTGCTATTTTTATGGCAGCATTAATTTCGATATGGTGACGTTGTCCATAATCAAAAGTTATGGCATAAACTTCATCGAAATGTTGATGCGCCCAAAAAAGGCAGGTCGTAGAGTCTTGGCCACCGCTAAGTACTACTAAGGCTTTGGTTCTTCTCATTTTATTCGACTCCAATTATTTTATGTGTTTGTAGACAAAGGGTGTAGCCAAACTCCAAAGTACTTTTGACTGCTGCCTCTATATTATCCGCGTTTTTAAACATATCCTTTTCATCGGCTGGTTGGATATAAATAGTTCCTCTAAAATTTTTTGGAGGTCTAGCGAGGAATGGTTTTGCCAGATGGCCCAGTGCTTTACTCGGTAATCCATCTTCCATTATATCATTCGCGCTAAGAACATACTTTAATGCTTTTATGTGGGGAAGTAAGAATTGGTTGATCGTCCCAGTCTTTGGACTACATACTATGGTTAGCCTTGGATCGCTGTAAGGAAGTTCTTGATAGAGAGTTCCATTTGTCTCGACCTGGACTAGATATCCTTGTCCAAGGAGAGTCCTTATTAAAGGGAGTAAATTTTGCCGGAAAGGTTCTCCACCAGTAATAACCACAAGATTCTTTGCCCTTGCTGGCAGCTTGGCATGAATGGCTGAAAAAATCAGTGACGGAGAAAGGCTAATTTTATTAGAGGTGTAATCGGTGTCGCATTGTGGACACTGGAGATTACACCCTTCGAGGCGAATAAAAACTGCCCTTCTTCCGGAGTATGGACCTTCACCTTGAATGGTTAAAAAGACTGAATGGACGCTTAGGCTGCCATTCGGAACAAAGATAGTCTTTGTTGGTTTTTGGTTATTTAACATTGAGTGACCTTCAATGGTTGGGGAGATTGCTCTCCCCGAGGTTGGATAGGAGGATTATTCAGCGAATTCTTGGTCAGATTCTGGATTATCGTTGCCTTCTAAAGTGGCATCCAAATCATCTTCAAGACTAGCAGCAGGAGCTTTTCCTTTCTCAGGTTCTTTCACTGCTTTTTCTTTGGCTTCTGGGACTTCTTTACTTAACCCATGGAATTTTCTCCATAGACCGTATTGGGTTGTAGCAGTAGATTTATTAATGCCATCTTTTTCAGCTTGGGCAAGAACATCTTTGCGGGTAGCAGGAGAGTTGGTTTTGGAAGACAACTTATCCGCAATTATCCAAACATTCCCAGTTTGAGTTCCAGCGTTTGGACGCGAAACTCCATTTTTTTCAGCGCGTTTAATTTTTTCTTTTTTTACAACAGTTTCTTTATCCACGATATTTCTCCAATAGGTAAGATTAATTTAATTTGTTTTTGTGTACGGGATATAGTAGCTTATCTTTTAGTTTAGGTCAATCCTTATTTAGAACACTCTTTAGTGGATTTCCATTTCGCATACTGGGTACTCGCGGTAGCCTTGTTTATTCCAGCTTCCTCGCATTTTCGAATAATTAGGTGGCGAAGGTCTTTCCATTCTCCGATAAATTTTCCGGATTTCTGAACAATGCTTAATTGGTAAACATTATCAGCAATTTCCCATACCTGGCCGGTTTTTGAAGTTGAGACGGGTCTTACTGCCCCTTCCACTTTTTCTTGGTATTCTCCCAATGGAACCTCGGGAATTGCTATAGGTTCTTCCATTGGTAAGGCAGTAATTAGCAAATTAAGCGCCTCTACTAGTTTTGGTTTATTGAATGCTTCTCCATCCCATCTTTCCTCAGTCTGATTTTTGTAAAGTTCGGTTAACCTTGCAAAAGTATAAGTTTGATACCAAGTTTCAATCGGATGAATGGCTATAGCCTCATCTGGATATTTATCCACCGCCAGATTACAGAGAGGCAGGTAAGTCTGTGCTTTGGCAATGAATTTTAATGGGCTGCGATTTAGCATAAGGTAGCACATTTTGGTTCTCCTGGATATCATCTTTGGCTTTAGCTTAGATTATTACTTTGGCTGGCTAGCGTTCTGTGCTTGACGCCATAGCTGGTATTGAGTACGAGCGGTATAAAAAGCGATTCCAGCTAAAGAACATGCTTCGAGGATTTCCTTCCTTGTTACCTTTGGATCGGCAGAAAAAAGAACCCCCGCTATATTCCATACCTCCATACATGGTTTCTCATGTGTTGATTTACCACGTTCAGCAACAATTTTAGGAGTCTTTTTTGGTAAAGGATGGTAAATTAAGCCATCTCCAATGGTAGTAACCTCATGCTCCTTGGCAACCTCCGCCTGTTGGGCTGATGTCTTGGCATGAAATTCTTCTTCCTGAATACGTTTTTCTTCCAGGCGTTTTTCATTTTCCAGCCGAGCTTCTTCAGGGACTGGCTTCTCCTCTGGAATTTCCACTTGGGTAGTCTCTTCATTAAATTCTAGTCCGGTTACTTTTTCATATTGAAGAAGCTCCGCTTCCGCAATACTAAATCCCCATTTTCCGGAAGAGTCTTGGGATAAAAGAGAATCAGCTGAGGCTAAAGCGGCGTCTCCGATTGCTTTCAAGGCGCGGCGAGCGTTTGATTTTGAAGAAAAAGTTTTCATGGCGATCTCCTAATTTTTATATATTTTTTCGAATAAAAGATTTTCGAGATTTCTTATAATCTCCAGGTTAAAATGGACTCATCTGGGATCTCAGCAAGGCTTAAAAAGTTAAGCAAGTTTTCTGCCTGCTCGACAGATAGATCAAGGGTAACCTTAATAAACCTCTTAAACTAAATGAGCTTTTTTGCCGTCAAATTTTTCAGATTTAACTTCGCGGTTAAGGATGCAAAACCGATTTTTATCATTGTAGTTCTTAATTATTTTTTGGGCCTGTTCAATGCTTTCTGCTTGACCTTTAAAGTTAGCGAATGTGTATGGTGCGTAATACGTGACGCTAAAAGATTTCATAATAATTCTCCAAAGACTGTTTAAAGGAAATCTTTAAACTATGAAGCTATTATCAATCACTCTAACTAAAAATCAACCATTATTTCACTTTTTAGAATGGTATATCTGCTTCCCATGTTTCTACGCAAGAAAGGACGATTGTTTTCGCTGGAGGCCTTACCTTATATACAGCGCAGATTTCATCTTTATTGAACCAAAGGCAGTTTATGCAGCTGGGAAAAATTTGATGGTTTATCATCTCTGCATAAATTTTATGCTTAGATAAAGTTTCATTTCGCCGTTTTACGGCTTTCTCTTCTTCAAAGCGTTGTTCCATTACAGGGTCTCCAGTAACATCCTCACACCCTTGACTAAAATGTGAATCCATCTTATCAGGACTATATTCTTTGAATAGGCATTCACTTTCAGGATGCCACATTAACCATCCGCTCATGATTTATTCTCCTCAGTTTCTATAAAAGTTAAGTCCCAACTATCCACCATTCCAGATTCCCAATCGGTATGAACATCGGTCACTGTAAAGGTATATAATTTGCCTTCCTCAATAGCACTAAGGCCGAAGTCGTATTCTTTATCCATCATAAATTCGCTAACTTGATCTAATATTGGATAGCACTTGGGACAACCTGGACATGATTTTCGAATAATGGGAGTTACCCATTTCTTGCATGCAAAACCACCATTTTTTGTCTGGTAAACAGCTGAATGACCTCGATAGATTAAACCTTTACAAATAAGAGAAAAAGTTTCTTCCTCTTCAAAATCATCTAATTGAAAATTAAAATCAAGCATTTGTCTTCTCCAAAAAAGTTGTCCCAGTAAAATCATAACTTAATACATTATCATACCCGTTAGGAACAATCTCTACTTTAATATTAATTGGAACCCTAAAATGTTTGAGGCTTTCCATGGCTTCATCTAGAGTGGATGGTTTATTCATTTGGTCAACACGAACATCCAGCCAACGTTTAGAGCGTGATCCTGGGTTTTCTATTTGGACCCATTCGCTAAACATGCGAATTCCACAATAGTAGCTAATCTTCAGGCTTTCTGTTCCTGAATCTTTTTTCTTGTAACGGGCATAAGTCACCCTGTCCACTCTAAATACCTCATGTTTAAGAGGCTCTTTTGCCTTTCTAATCAATTCGGTGGTCCCTGCTTCACTCCTAATTTTAACAATGGATACAAATTCTTCTCCACAGCCTACACAAAATCTTGCGCTAGCATGATTGTAAATAGTGCAGAAAGGGCATAACTTGACCGGAGCCGAACCACCACCGCCTTTTCCTCGTTTTTTTGGAAGAACTGGATCATTAATTGGTCCAAGCCTTGGTGTATTACCTGCAAAATCTAATACAAGGCAGTTTTGTTTCGAACTAAGGGAGGAAGCCTCCCGCCTTCCTTCCACGGTAGATAAATTAAATCCAGGAACAAAAACCATTCTTGTTCCTCTTCCAAGTATTTGGACCCACAGAGAGACAGATGCCGTAGGACGCAGGACTATGATCAAATCTATAGCGGGAAAGTTGAATCCGGTCGTTAGAATCCCATTATTTACCATTGCCCTATATTTTCCAGATTTGTAAGCATTAATCCGGTCATCTCGATCCTTTTTAGGCATTTTAGAATGCACATAGGTGGAAGAAATTCCCATAGAATTGAGCATGTTGGATATGTTTTCTGCGTGGGCGATTCCAGTGGCAAAAACCAGCCAGTGGTTCCTTTCCTCTCCAAGAGAAATTGATTCTATAAGGGCGGATCTGGTTATTTCTTCCTTATCTACGGCATGTTGTAATTCACCAAGATTGTAGTCCCCACCTGATTTATGAACACCGGTAACATCAAGAGCAATTTTTGTTTTCTTTGGTATTAAAGGGGAAAGGTACGCCTTATCCAAAAGCCAATTAAATCCATCCAGATGGGTCATATCGAAACAAGTATCAGTAAACAAACCTCCTTCCTGATCAATCAGCATTCCAGAACCAAGGCGGTATTGTGTGGCGGTAAATCCGATAACCTTTAATCTAGGATTAACTGAGGTGAGCTTTGCTATAACCTTCTGGTAGGTAGATGCTTCCTTAGAAGAGACTAAATGGCATTCATCTATTATAAGGAGATCAATTCTTCCTAAAGAAACCATATTAGCTTTAATAATGGATTGTACTCCAGCAAAAGTAATTGGGAATCCAAGCTGCTTTTTACCTAATCCGGAGGAATAAATTCCTGCCGGAGCATTAGGCCAGTTTTCTATTAAAGCCTCATAATTTTGGTGAATTAATTCTTTGACATGAGTTAGTTTAAGCACCCGAGTATGTGGAAAGCTTACCAAAGCTCTCCGGATAAACTCAGTAAGGACGAGAGATTTCCCAGTTCCTGTTGGTAAAGCTACGATTGGATTACCTGATTTTTTCTTAAAGTAAAGAAAAATACTCTCAACTGCAGCAGATTGAAAGTCCCAAAGATTAAGCATAATAATTATTTTATAAAAGATGAACTGAGCTGATAAAATGGGCAGTTTTCTTGACGCTGCCTTTCTGGCGAAAGTACTGCCATGTCCGTACTGGTTGACGCGATTGGATGGGTGCAGATCCATTTCCCTTCCTCGGCAATTTGGCTAAACGAGCAGGTTCGACAATTAACCTCAGGTGGTTCCTGCCGATGGCAAACTCCTTTGTAGTCACAAAAACGGCATCCAAACCAAGCAATATTCTCATTAATTTTTGGCGGTGGTTTTGGTGCCTCTATAATCATAGAGGAGCGATCAAGGTGCCTCTGATATATACCAGGATCAAATTGAATTATCTCGGCATGGATATCATCATCATTCTTATTTACCGCCATATAAAGGGCGTGGGTTAGCTTGTACTTTCCCATGTAGATTTGCATCTGAACAACATGCTCCCATTTAGCTTTTAAAACTCCTTCTTTAATTAGTTTAGCAAACGAGCTGGAACCATGGGTTTTGAATTCGGTTAGGAGAGGAATTCCTGGCATCTCTGGGATTCCTCGAACAACTCCGTCTAGCGACCCGCCAAAGTGTCCTTTGTGCCCTTTAATACGAAATTGTTTTCCTTCCGGAGTAAACTGCCAGACCTCGCATCCAATCATTTTTAACAAGGCTACGAATTTTGGTTCCGCCAAATGGCCTGTATTAAATAAACGAATTATTCTTCCTTGAAAGATCCCTTTTCTGCTCCAGTGAAAATTGTACCATAATTCTCTTGCGCAATCTCTACCAATTAAACTAGCCCCAAGATGATCCCGAAAAGGATCTTCCTTTGTGGAATAAGCATCATCAGCCTGCGGCATCAGCTCACGGAGGAGTCCTCTATACTTTGCACCTTGATCTTTTTCTAATGCTGCATCAATTGCCGCCATGGTTAGTTTAGCGAGGTTCATATTTATCCCTAGTATTTAGTCTTGGAAATAGCAGGAGGTTTAATTCCTGCTATTCTTAGAGGCTTGCTTATTTACGTTCCCAAGGTGGAATATCATCCTGGTTTACTGCTGGAGCTGCCGGTTGACTCTCAGCTACCCCCTGAGCTGGAGGAGGAGTCCACGGTGCTGGCTGCTGCTGAGGAGCATTCGCTCCAGAAGTCCATGGTTGTTGAACTTCAGGCACCGGATTCTGCTCCACGGGCGGTTGGGTATAGACCGGAACTACAGCTGCAGGAGGTTGAAAAGTTGGCGCTGCAGGAGGTTGAAAAGTTGGCGCTGCAGGAGGAGTATAACTTTGAGGGATAGCTACTGCTGCAGAGGTAGGCGCTGCTTGCCCACTGGCTCCAAATTTACGGTAACCTTTTACCTCATTAGAGGCTTCATGGAATTTACCATCGTTACCGGTTCCGGCAGGCCGAAGGGACACTTTGACCTCGAATGGAGAGTTATGTAGCTGCGCGCTGTCCTGAATTTGAATTTTCCCTGTAGCATGGCAGATTGCAGATAAGGTTCGGTAGGCGATTTCAACCGCCACCGGATTAGCATTTTTAAGGTTAAGGCGGTCAAATATCAGTGCTTTCGCATAGGGAGAATTGAATATCTCCATGGTAAGCTGGAGGAATTCTCCGGCCCCGTTTGCGGTAGCCTTCATTTCGGATTCCTTAATATAAGCCGGATACCATCCTGCTGGTATAGCTTCTGGTGCTGTTGATGGTTCTACTTGTGATGCATCGAAATTTCCGATTTGTGCCATGGTGGTACTCCTAAGGGTAAAAGTGGAACTTTTTGGTTCCGGTTAAAATTAAAACTATTGTATAATGGATGAAAGCACTAATCACTTACTATCTAGAGTAATAATCTAATCCTTTTGAGGCATGGATAGCTCGCGCAACATAATTCCAACTTGCCTCTTTTGCCACAGGGATTTCTCCCTCTATGCCGAAGCGATTTCCGGCCACATAGCCAGGAGTTCTTGAAACCCCCAGGATATGTCCGCGGTTTGCGCTGATTGCTTTATTCAAGGTTTTCCCTTCAGATACGAAGATAGGCTCATGAAGGAAACCGATCAAATCCGCCCACTGGGTAATCATTTCTCTTTTGCCATACGATTTTTGATTCTTTGGACTATGTAAAAGAATATCATACGTATCATATTCACCGGCAGTTGGATCTACCACTTTAGCGGCAAATACGTGGCAAGACATAAAAATATTGAGTCCTCCTTGAATAGCCAGCCAGTCACAATACTGGAGGAAAGTAAAAAACTGCTCATTGGCTACATTATAAGCTTTCCCATATCCGCCTAAAGCAGAGTCCATGGTTACGGCTTTCTGGTTTCCCCTAGCATAAGCAGGGTCCATGGATAATACGTGCTCATGGATAAGCCTTTCTAATGCAGTAGCACTATCAAAGGATAAGCTCTGGTAATTAAATGACCCTTTCTGCACCTCTACTATGATTTCGTTTAAAAGGGTAAGTACCTCTGTAAAAGTGTTAAGTAGAGGAACTTTATCAACAGAAACCCCAGCGAATCCTTGCTCCAATGGAATCAGCAATGGTTTCGGGACAGAGCAGAGCATGGTGGTCTTTCCCACCTTCTCTACTCCAGTTATAATGGCACGTATTCCTGACCGGACCGATGAATGGTTAATGGCTTGCAAAATACTCATGGTTGTTCCTGGCTATCCAAGATTGCTTTAATCTTATCGCCAAGGTGCCGGATTGCTGCGACTTCCAAAGCGAAGCTCACACAGCAGTGCTGTAGCTTATCAGGTGGCTTAGTCGAATGGCCTTGTGCATACCAATCTTGAAAATGCTTATTAAGAAGGGTTCTTTGTCGAATTTCTTGGTTATGGGATTGGCTCATTTTTTCTTCTTTTGGGTTAATTCAAGGGTGGGGGAAGACTCCTTAATAAGGAGGACACGGTCTACCATTGCGCAGCCTTGTGGATTGATCTGACGTAAGGTTTTATAAGCAGCTATGCTTAATTTTGGGGTATACTTGATTACCTCATCTAAGGGCACGTTTAAGGCATAGATTTCGTCCTTAAGTTCGGCTAAGGCATCAATCTGAACGGAATAATCTAACTTCTTCTGGTACTTCAACTGCCAACCGTCATGGAGAGGAAAAGTATTGGTCCCTTCTTTGGAGGATGGAAAAAACAAAGTAACCACTCCTTTTCGCAACTCCATCTCTTTTTCCACTAATGGTTTGGCGATTTCTTTTACCTGCTCACGGAGATCGTACCATTCTTTTAATTTTGCGAGTCTATCCACTTCGGATAAAATTTCTGTTACTATATCATCTTGTTGCATCTTGGGTTACCTTCTAGGGTTATTGTTTATATAAGGGGAAGGCATGGGATTCGTGCTTACCGCATTAAAAATTTTTCTTGCAAAGTCCTGCTTAGTGATAACGGATGGACTACCAATTCGGTGTTCGATGGCGGCTCTTACCGCTGGATGATTCAAAGCTGGTGTAGATTTTATGATAGGGAAGCTATGGAAAATATTTAGAACCTCCTCGGCTTCTCTAACCGTTTCAAAAGTAATTATTAAAGAAAAAGGTTTGAATCCTTCTCCATCTTTGGTTTCAATTTTCATTGGATACTCCTTTGTTAAGTTCAGGCATATTATAAGTACAAAAACCTAATCCATACAACCTAATTTAGAGCATAATAAAAGCATTGTATTATTTGGTTATCCATTTTATACTTACCTCCTTTTCAACCACTTGGAGAAGGATAATGGCCTTTACCGAAAACGAATATGATAAACCTGGAAGCCTATTAAAAGAAACAACCAGCTTGCTGCAGGACCGAAACCTTGTTGATATCAGCTATGAAACCCGCCTAAAGCATACTTGGCTCTTGAAATTTAAGCAAGGGAAAATGGAAAACCCATCCGTCAACAGAGTACAATTTTTATACGAGTTCCTTACTAAAACTAAAATACTCTAGGGGCAGAGTATTATGTGGAAAAATATCCCGATAGAATTAAAAGCAACACCCAACTGGGTATGTGCGGATAAATCCAAACTGCCTATTGATCCTAAAACCGGAAAAATGGCAAACCCGGTTGATTCATCCACCTGGGCAACTTTTGAGGTTGCTTCAGCTTATGCCAAACACTATTCCTTATATATAGGATTTGTTTTATCAAAGGAAGATCCTTACGCAATTATAGATTTAGATAATAAGCCCGAAAAACCTGCCACGCCAGAACAGCTCCAGAGGCACCAGAAAATTCTTCAGGCAGCAAACAGCTATACCGAGTTCTCTATTAGTGAAACGGGACACCATATAATCTTAAAAGGCTCTGTTCCATCGGGATGCCGAAAAGATAATGTGGAGGTGTACAGTGATAGCCGTTTCATGATTTGTACTGGTAACCTAGTTAATGGATTTCCTCGCCTAATAGATTCTAACCAGCCTTTATTAGATGCCTTATTTAACCAGATGGGAGAAAACTCGACCAGCGCCTCTTTACAGGAAACTGATGAATCTTTGGAAGATGCCGCTATCGTTGATATGGCAATGAATGCTAGCAATGCTGATAAGTTTAATTCTTTATGCAGCGGGGATCAAATAGGCTATCCAAGCCAATCAGAAGCGGACTTAGCTTTATTAAGTATTTTGGCTTTCTATACCCAAAGTAATGAGCAGGTACGAAGGTTATTCCGGATGTCGGCGTTGGGTAAACGGGATAAAGCCGTTAAGAACGATACTTATTTAAACTATGCCCTTAGCAAGATTCGATCCAAGCAACCACCTCCAGTAGACTTTACTGCCTTAATTGAAAACGCTGCGAAAGTAGTGGAAAGGGAAAAAGCGGTTACCAAAGTAGCGGAAAGTCGAAGAGTCACTAAAGATTCAAAATCTAAACCAAATATGCGGCCACCTGGATTAATAGGTGAGTTGATGGACTATTTTTATGGCACAGCCATTCGACCAATTCCGGAGGTTGCTTTAACTGCTGCCATTGCTGTCACCGCTGGTGTTTGTGCCCGCTCCTTCAATGTATCCAATTCTGGATTGAATCAATATATCGTTTTGATTGCCAAGACTGGATGTGGAAAAGAAGGTGCTGCATCTGGTATAGATAAACTACTTAACTCTGTTCGCATGAAGGTCCCCATGGTCGGCGATTTTCGAGGTCCTGCCACCTTCGCCTCCGGACAGGGATTAATGCGCTGGCTTAGTACCAAACCATGTTTCTTTTCTATTCTAGGTGAGTTTGGGTTTACCCTCCAGCAGCTGAGCGATAAGCGCGCTACTAGTGCCGAGAAAATGCTAAAAACAGTATTGCTGGATATCTATGCGAAATCCGGATGGGGCCGGGATTTGCATTCCGCCGCCTATTCCGATTCTGAAAAGAATACCGGAATTGTAAACGCACCAAATGTTACTATCCTAGGTGAGTCTACTCCGGAGGCTTTTTTTGAAGGTATGGATTCCCATCAAGTTGCACAAGGGCTTATTCCAAGGTTCTCCATTGTTGAGTATATCGGCGACCGCCCCCCAAGAAATCGCAATGCCCATTTCGCCCCACCAGAAGGGTTAAGCCAACGATTTGCCGATTTGGTTGCCATCTCCTTAACCGCTACCAACAGTGGAAACATTATTCAGGTGGAAATGGATTCAGCGGCAGATGATATAATGGAGAAGTTTGATGACCACAGTAATGATATGTCCAATAACTCCGATAAATCTGGAATCCAAAGCCAGATGTGGACTAGGGCGCATTTAAAGGCAATTAAACTGGCGGCTTTGGTAGCAGTAGGGATAAACCCCCATCGCCCAGTTATCACCATAGAATCTGCCCAATGGGCTATAGATTTTGTAATAAAGGATACCGAGTTGGTGGTGGATAGATTCGGAAAAGGAGATGTAGGCCAAGGAGATAGTAAGCAATTGTTTGACCTTCGTCATGGAATAAAGGCTTACTTAACTAGTCCACCAAAATACATAAAAGAAAATTCTCAAGTGATGGAATTATTTAAAGCAAAACTAATTCCATACACATATCTATCTCAAAGAATGGTTAGTATAGCCAGTTATCGAAATGACCGTTTAGGGGCTACCCAGGCGCTCAAAAGAAATATCCAAAGTATGATTGATTCAGGCCATTTAGTTGAAATTTCAAAACAAGATATTTTTAAGAGATATGAAGGCTATACGGGAATAGTCTATGGTTTAAGCAAGTCTTGGTGGTTAACCTATTGAAATCATTAAAGTATAATGGATATTGGGTAAAATATAATGGTTAACCTATTGAAATCATTAAAGTATAATGGATATAATAAATATAATGGTAAAAAGTAACTCTACAAAATTATTTAGGGACATTATAAAATATTGGGGAAAATAATGGCTAACCTATTGATTCTTAACAGTATAGTGAGTTTTTAAATATTGGGGGGGCTTATAGGGGTAAAAGGGGAGACCCCTATTATTATTATTATTATTATTATATTATTATATTTATTATATTTTTAAAGAATTCAATGGGTTAGGCACTATCCGGACACAATAATTTCATTATAATTAAACAATCATTAATAGAATCAACGTAGTACAAATTTAAAGGTATTTAGAATGGCAAAGAATTTTAGTCAAAGGAAAGGTTCGAACGGTGAACGCGAGGTAATCAAGTTGTTACAACCTGTGGTCAATAGAGCTTATGCTAAGGCAGGGTTAGAACCACCAGCACTGGAAAGGAATCTAACTCAATCTAGAGGCGGAGGATATGATATTGTCGGATTAGAATGGTTAGCATTGGAGATAAAACGTCAGGAGAATTTAAACATATCTAACTGGTGGGTACAGTGTAGAGTGCAATGTAAAAAGAATCAGGTACCGGTGTTAATGTTTCGGCAGAATCGTACTAAGTGGAAAGTTAAAATGTTTATCCGTATTCCGATTGGTCCGGATGGGGCTGGTGGCTGGCATCGCTCGCCGGCAATTTTAAAGCTGGAGGAATTCCTGATCTACTTCGAAAAAAGAGTGTTCCACGAAATCTCTTTTCGTGTTGACCCTGAATGAGATTTCAGTATAATAAATTCATACCCAAAATTAATCTAATTTAAGAATTAAAATCGCCCTAGAGGAGAATTATTATGAAAGGTCACATAACTTACTACCGGAATGACGCTGGGGATAACTCGGCTAAAGTTTTAACCTTTATTGGTCCCCAGCCAGAATGTAAGGTTTGCGGGGGAAAAGAAAATTCCCTTAGCAATGGCCCGAAGGATTGCCATTTATGTAATTCTCGGCTGATTCGCTTTGTGAATGGCGATGGATACTTTCAGTATGCCGACTGGGGGGACACCATTGTGAAAAATGCTAAGGGAGAATTATTTTTAGTGGTTGGCGATGATGAAGAAGTGTAGTTGTCGCCGATTAAGAAAATATCTGGATAAGGCAAGATTTGCAAATCACCGCCAGACACCTTGTGCTCACTGGAGGAATAAAAACAAACTGGCGATATGGAAATTTAATATGCGCTATAAAACATTACTTTTATGGATTGGAGAAAAGAAATGACTGCTTTTATAATAATCTGTCTGCTGGTGACTTATTGGGCACCGAGCATCATAGCAGGAAATCGAAACCATAATGACAAATGGTCTATCTTCCTGTTGAATCTATTTTTTGGCTGGACGCTGGCACTTTGGTTTGTTGCTCTACTGTGGTCAGCCAGCGGTAATGTTATGAAGAAGGTGGAGCAATGAAAACAATAATTGAAACATTTATCATTGCTTGTGTATTTTTGATTATAATTTTTGGAATATTTGTAGTAGTAGCAGTTGTCGCACCAGAATCGCCTTCATCTAGTTCAATTGAGTATTGATATGAAAGGATGGTAAAATGCTATCCTTGTAAATTATGATGGAATCAAAAATATTACACAGGTTGGTGAATAACCAAAACCATTATAATAGATTCATGGTTTAGGGATTTCCCCTAACAGTTTTCGGAGATATTAAAATGGCTACTTTAATCAAAACAATCGGTGTAAACGTTCGGCTGACTTTGACCTCTGGGAAAAAGAGGACTATTAACTATAAACTGGATGCTGTTGATAAAGAACTTTTTTAACAAAAAAGTTACCTGCTAGCATGAAAAAGGATAAATTAGTTTCTTCCTATAAGGTTTTAAGCATAATTGAATAATCTAAACTAAAGCCAAGGATGGCACTACCCAAAATAATAAAATCAGCTAGGAGAACCCTCATGAAAAAAGTAATTGAAAAAGTACGTAAATTAATTGCCCTCGGAACTAATTCTGGGGCAACGGAAGGTGAAAGAGATAATGCAATTCGGATGGCACATGGATTGCTGGCAAAGCATAATCTTGTGGTTAGCGACCTGGAAGAAATTACTGAGAGCCGTATTCAGCAATTTTCTGAATACCAGAATAAGCCATGGGCGGGAGTTACAGTTAATGCCATTGCTAAACTATTTTTTTGCTCTTGTTATGGGGAAGAAAAAAGAGCCAATATTCCAGGAACTGGAACAAAAAGGAAAATCTTCTTTATTGGGAAGGAAGCAAACGTCACCGCCGCTATCCTAATGGCAGACTATGTTATTACTGCCATTAGGAGAGAAAGAAATCGGAACAAATATTCGTATAGCTTCTGCAATGGAGCATCAGCTAAGATAAGCCAAAGAGTACAAGAAATAATTAATTCTTCCTCTATTCAGGATGGAGAATCAACTTGCACCGACTTAGCTTTGGTATCCGTATATAAAACGGAGGAAGAAGCCAACCAAGAGTTTATTTCCAAAGAAGTCGGTTTGCTTAAACAGAAAAAATACCAAGCTAGGAACAATGATGCCCTAGCATACTTTGCTGGCTGTGCTTATGGTAACGGAATAAGTCTAAATAACCAAGTTGGTGGAAGCAAATCAACCACCAAATCATTAACTTAAAGGCTCTCCTGGCCTCCCCTAAGGCAAGATGCCTTCTCCTCGAAGACAAGGAAGTCTTCATTTTTAATTTGGTAGTTCTTTTTAACTATGGTAGGATTTGATTTTTAATTTCAATTTAATCCAACATGAGCTTTGTAGGAAAATTAAATAATTCGCATAGCACGCCTACTGAGAAAGCGAAAGAGCTGCAAGCTACCATCCTGCGGATGTATCGGGATAATCCCAATATTTCAGAAATAGCTAGGACACTTGGCTTTACCCCTCAGTACACTTATAAACTGTACTCAAAGGCGCTAAAAGCAATTATTGCTCCGGAAGTTGAAGAACATCGTAAACTTGAAAATGAGCGCCTCGATGTTATGCATTCCGAAGCTATGCGGATACTAAAGGCATTCCATCCTTATGTGAGCAGTGGAGCAGTAGTTCGTGATGTAGTTGATGATGAGAATGGGAATCCGGTGGTAGATGAAAACGGGAATTTTAAAACCATTAGACTCCAGAATTCTGACCCAGTGTTAAAGGCGATAGACCGTTTAATCAAGATTTCTGAAAGGCGCGCCAGACTTTGGGGGTTAGATACTCCTGTGAATAGTAAACTGGATATTTCAACGGACATTGAATCTGGGGGAGTGGCATTTTATATACCAGAAAACTTTAGAGATTCTAAAGAATAATCTAGTAGATTAAAGAAACTACCCATAGGATAATAAAGGTTTAACCAATTCTTAAAATTTTTAGTATGAATTCAGAACAATTTTATGCGTATCTCCATTGCCGGCCAGACCTTAAAGGTATAGGATCTATATTTTATGTTGGTAAAGGAAAGAGGAAAAGGGCACATAATCTTAGCCGCAGGCATAATACTTACCACTCCAACATTGTTAATAAGTTTGGTAAAGAAAACATATCCATCAAAGTTTTGAATTGTACATCAGAAGAAGCTGCTCATTCAATGGAAGTAAGCATGATCTCTGTTTTAAGAAGAATGGGGATAAATCTTGTTAACCAAACTGAAGGCGGAGAAGGTTCTTCAGGATATATCCATTCAAGCGAATCAATAGAAAAAATTATTCGCTGTCAAAATAATCGCACTGAAAAGCATAAAGCCAATCTATCGGCTTCTTTAAAAGGAAAAATTCCTTGGAATAGAGGAATGATAGGATGCTACTCTGAAGAAACAAAACAAGAAATATCCAATTCTTTAAAAGGAAATAAACTTTCGGAAGAAACAAAAAGAAAAATTGGGAATGCTAGCAAAGGAAATCAAAATCTTTTGGGGTACGTACATACTAGCGAAGCAAAAGAAAAAATTAGTTCTTCTCTTAAAGAATTTTATAGTAAAATTCCTAAAAGCGAAATACTTGTTAAATCTAAAGTTGAAAATCCAACTAGGTTAGCTTGGATTACCTTTGATAGCCTTTTTCTAGAGAATCCAGAAATAACTAGAAAAGAAATAATGATTGTTTGCGTGGCTAAAGGAATCTCTACTGGAACCGCCGGAACACAGTATTGCCTATGGAAGAAAAAGAAAGCCAATGGGTAAAACAAGGGATAAAACTCACATTATTTTTAAGCCGCAACCTGGACCCCAGGAAGCCTTTCTTAGTAGCAGCGCGGATATCGTCCTCTATGGAGGAGCAGCCGGTTCTGGAAAGACCTTCGCCATGATTCTTGAAACTCTGCGACACGTTACAAAGAATGCAGAGTTCTCCGCGGTAATCTTTCGCCGAAGCACAACACAGGTTCGAAATCCTGGAGGCCTCTGGGATGAGTCTTTGAAGTTGTATCCGTATTGTGGAGGAAATCCAGTAGCCCACCTTCTGGAATGGCGCTGGAAGAAAGGTGGAAAGGTTAAGATGGCCCACCTTGAGCACGGAAGTACCGTCTTGGATTGGCAAGGTGCCCAGATTCCCTTGATAATGTTTGATGAGCTCACCCACTTCCTAGAAAATCAATTTTTCTATATGCTGTCTAGAAACCGCTCATTAAGCGGGATCAGACCTTGTATACGGGCATCAACTAATCCGGATGCGGATAGCTGGGTGGCAGCTCTTATCGCTTGGTGGATTGAGCAAGATCCTTCCTCACCTAACTACGGATACCCTATTCCAGAAAGGTCAGGAGTTATCCGATGGTTTATTCGAATAAATGATTCTTTAATCTGGGGAGATAGCAGACAGGAGCTTATTGGTATCTATGGTAGCGAAGTAGAACCAAAATCATTTACCTTTATTCCAGCCAAGCTAGCAGATAATAAAATCTTAATGGAAGCCGACCCAGGTTACCGAGCTAACTTAATGGCACTTTCTCGGGTAGAACGGGAGAGATTGCTTGGCGGCAACTGGGCAGTAAGGGTAATGTCTGGAATGTATTTTAAACGCTCCGAAGTCAATATTGTCGATATTGCTCCACTCCCCCACGATATAGAAATGATTGTGCGGAAATGGGATCTGGCCGCTACCGAACCTTGTGAAGGAAATCAGGACCCAGATTGGACTGTTGGGGTAAAGATGGGACGCCTGAAAAATGGCCGGTATATTGTTTTGGATATCATCAGGGAAAGAGTTCGGTCCAGCAAAGTTCGCGAATTAGTTTTACGGATGGCAAGGAATGATTCAATCGGAGTAACAATTGGGATAAACCAAGATCCTGGCCAAGCCGGTGTTGATCAGGCTAATAGCTATATTCAATTGTTAGCCGGATTCAAAGTAGAAGTCGAAAGAGAAACTGGGGATAAAGTTACCCGCGCAGACCCATTTGCAGCTCAATGGCAGAATGGTAATGTGGATATCTTGCGGGCAACATGGAATGAGGCTTATTTTAAAGAATTGGAGGATTTTCCTGGAACTGGGCACGATGATCAAGTAGATGGGTCATCAGGTGCTTTCAATATGCTAACCAAAGATAATTTATCAGTTTGGGCATCCTTAGGCAGAAAATAATAAATAGGTGACTTTTGCTGACTATTGCGGTATAAAGGTATTTTAAATTTGGATGGATAACAGATTAGAGTGATATTTACCAAAGTAAGAGTTCATGGAAATAAAATTATTTCGTTTCTTACCAAGGACGAAGCAGCATTCAAGGAAAGTGAGCATCCTCGTGCAAAGAATGGAGAGTTTGCCAAAGCTCCTGGAGGAAGTCCATCCGCAAAGATAAAAAACGGAATTACAAAGCCAAAGCCTAATTCCCCACAAGGAAAAGTTTGGGAATGGGTGGAGAAGTTTACATCCGAGAATGGAGGAAAGTATCCAACACCCTCTCAGATAACAGAGAAGGCAGCTACCGAAGGATGGTCTAAGCAGTACACTCCAAAATGTGTAAAATTCTATAAACAGTTCCATGAGGAGCAGAAAGGAACTGAGGAGTCAAAAGGAAAAGAGCATAAAGAGGAAGAAAAACCTAAGCCAGAGCCGGAGCCTGAACCAAAGAAAATAGCAAATACCGTTGAGAATTTCAAGAAAATTGCTGAAGAATTAGGATATAAGTATGAAGGCAAGTATAATGGTGTCGAATACTACAAAGTAGGCAACCAGAAACTTAGCTACAGCCCTGAAGCAGAAACTTGGGCATATAAGGAAGGTGGATCAACAATAAATATTGGCAATGAACTATCAAAAATGGCTTTGGCTCCAAAAGCAGCTCCTGTTGCTTCATATGCCGGTGAATCATATAGCCAGACAAAAACTGGAAGTGCGCCGATTTATGCTTCATCCCTACCAACTAGTAATTTCAAGTATTCAAGTAAAGGGATATCAGATGAATCAGGATTGCCATCCGGTATCCAAAAATCTATCCATCGATACAAAGGAAGCTATTATCAGCAGATAAATAAAGCAATGAGGTTTTCAACCGATTTCCATGAAGTGGACAAACAAACGATGGTGGATATTTTGAATATCCAAAGAGCATTCCAGATAGCCCCACCAACTAAAAATGATGTAAATGTAGGAAGAAAGTTTGGGATTGAAGCATTTAAAGCGATGGCAAAAAATGCTGGTATCGATGACTTGAATGATATACAGCCAGGTACTATTCTGTCCGAGGAAGCTGTGTGCTCTACTTCTCACAGCAAAAGTGTATGGTCTGGTGATGTCCACATGAATATATTAATTCCAAAAGGTGCAAAAGCAATAGACTTGAGTGAAACAATAAATGCAGGAGAGAAAGAGACTATTTTGCCACCTGGAACAAAATTTAAAATTAACAGCATAACACAAGGTAATGCTGGATCATATAAATTAGATTGTGAGGTGCTGCTATGAGGATTTACCATGATATTGATGATTTGGATAAAACAAAACAGTATGAAACATGCCATGTTGCGCGGACAAATGGTTATGACTCTATCCAAGAACAAGAAGATGAACATATTTGGTGTGGCAAGCACGGAACCGATGAATATATTGATGTATACAAAGATGGTTCTTGGAGTTGTATGAATGATAATGCTATAGCTGCAACAGGAGCCAGCGCATTCATGCTTGGCATATTCGTTGCTAATAAAGAGGTGTATTCAAAAACAATGGCAGCCTAATGAAATTCAATTGGTTTAGAAAAAAGAAACGATGCAGGTGTTTACCGCTTCCTGCATTGTGGATCAACTATTGCGGTGCTACTTTTAGAGGAAAGAATATAATGTTTTTATTGCCTGATGATAGAACTGCTCAAATCAAATTAGCTCCAGTCAACCTGAAAGGCGTTGCTGAGCCTGTTGAAAATGTTGAATATGTAAGTTCTGATGTTGCGATTGCAACTGTTGATGCTTCCGGTATTATCACCCCAGTTGCCCATGGCAATGTTACTATTAGCGTTACTGCTGATGCGCAGATTGGTGATGGCGTTTCAACTCTTGTTGATGTGATTGAAATTCAAGTTGCATCAAGCCAGGCTGTCAAGCTGGATGCTACCGTTGCTTTAATTTAAGCAATTGTTTTAAATTAATTTTTAAGTCACGATAAATTAAGCGTATAATTATCGTGACTTATTTAATCCTATCAGGCATTGCTAATGGCTATACATATTCATATACATACGAAAGATGCTGAAGTTGTTCCTCCACAATGGGGGAAATTTCAACAATATATGAAAAAAGCGTGGGCTGCTGAACGTGGAAAAGAGTCTGCCCAAAAGAAACAAAATCAAGGGAAGCCAGTTACAAAATCGCCTCAAGAATTTCAAGGAGCAATCAGTGAAAATTTTCAGCAAGCCAATCTTCTTCTGCAGCAGATGAATAAAGAATATCCTGAATTTACAAAAGGCTTTCCAGCCCATTCTTCTGCAACTGGCTGGCTCAGATTAATAAAATAAGGCAAATAAATGGCACGCAATAAACAAATAAAAAAAGTCAATGTACAACGTACACAAGACAGATTGTTGCGTGAAGAAACCAAATTGCTCAAGGACAAGCCAAAACAGACACAGGATAGTTTCCAGAATTTTGAAATGAATCTTGGCATTGGGTCTAATAATCCAATGTCTTCCAGCACGTATGGATTCAATCCTATCACCAGAAACAGGACACTGCTGGAGTGGATTTACCGTGGAAGTTGGCTAGGCGGCGTTGCTTGTGATATAAAAGCTGACGATATGACTCGTGGAGGGGTTGATATCCTCGGGGAACTTGACCCTGACAACGTACAAGCCATTGAGGAAGAAGCAGTTAGACTTGGAATTTGGAACTCTTTAAATGAAACTCTAAAGTGGTCAGCACTATATGGCGGTGCTATTGCCGTGCTGCTTATTGACGGCCAAGATAATGAAACGCCATTACGCCTGAACACAATTCGTGAAGGACAATTTTGCGGCTTACTTTCTATGGATAGATGGATGGTCGAGCCTTCATTGTTCGATTTAGTCACCGATTATGGCCCAAGTTTAGGCTTGCCAAAATATTATCGGGTAACAGCTATGGCACCGGCTTTAGTGAACCAGCGTATCCATTACAGTCGTGTAATACGTTTCGATGGCATCAAACTTCCTTATTGGCAAAAAGTAATGGAGAATCTTTGGGGAATATCTGTTCTTGAGCGCATGTATGATCGCATGATAGCATTCGATAGCGCAACCACAGGGGCTGCTCAATTAGTTTACAAATCATACATTCGCAATTATAAAATCAAAGGACTAAGGCAGATTGTTGCCGCTGGCGGAGATGCTCTTACCGGACTATCCGCTTATGTTGACATGATGCGCCGCTTCCAAGGCATCGAAGGAATGACCCTGTTAGATTCAGAAGACGAGTATAATGCAGACAGCCATGGAGCATTCGGTGGCTTATCGGACATATTAATGCGCTTCATGGAACAATGCTCTGGCGCTTTACAGATACCTTTAGTGCGATTATTTGGCCAGTCCCCTTCTGGTTTTAGCACTGGGGATACTGATTTGCGCAATTATTATGATACCATTCGGCAAGGGCAAGAAAAAGACTTAAAAGTTGGTGTCACTAAAATTTATCGGGCAATGGCTTCCTCTCTTGGACAACAAGTTCCAGAAGGCTTTGGGATTTCTTTCAGAAGTCTATGGCAATTGACCGACATTGAAAAATCTGATATTGCCGGTAAGAACAGTGATACGATATCAAAAGCTGAAGAATCAGGATTGGTTAGCAGATATATTGCTTTGAAAGAACTGAAACAGCAATCAAAAGTAACAGGCATATTTACAAACATAACTGAAGAAGATATTGATGAGGCAGAAAATGAGCCGCCACCAATCCCAGAAGATGTCGAAATAGCAGAAATTAAAGAACAAGGGCAAGTAGAAGCTAGTGAAATTAAAGCTAATGTGGGTGCTAATAGCCCTGTTCCATCTGGAGGCAGGCCAACAATTCCCACAAAAGAAACAAAACAAATTGAAAGCAACAAGGCACACGATTTCAAGGCGATGGCCGCTGCTGGAATAATGTTCATGAATGAATCTGGAGAAATACTACTTCTTAAACGGGCATTGTCTGTTCCAGCGGGAAATACTTGGGGGCTACCAGGCGGCACTATTGAAGGTGGCGAGAATGCTGAGATGGCAGCAAGACGGGAAGCGATAGAGGAAACCGGAATTGTTTATAATGGACCATTGATGAAGATCGATGAAGGCGGTAATTTTACAACCTTTACAGCTTTCATACCTGGAGATTTAAGAATTGTTATAAATTCGGAATCACAAGCTTATATGTGGATAAATCCAAACAATATTCCGGAAGATATTGTGGTGCTCCATCCCAACCTCAAACGTGTTTTGGATAAGCTGGGCTATTGATATGACTACTTTAGTTGTTGATGCCAAAACAGTATACAAAGACCCATTGGTTGTATTGCCTATTGTTTCTGTTGGCACGGGTTTCAAGGAGATGATAGGGACTTCTGATGGCAGCTTATTTATAAATCAAAATACTACTGTTGATCCATTAAATAGCACAACAACTAATCTTGCACCAGGCGCTTCATTCATTGGCCCTGCTGTATCCGATTTGAATTACACTGCAATTCAATTCACCATAAAATCTGATCAGCTTTGTCTTATCTATGTTGATCAAAGTCCAGATGGCACGAATTGGGACATTACTGATGCTTATGAAGCATACCCAACCATTGGCACAGGCAGCTCTACGCAATTGGTTGCATCATATTATCGGATAAGAGTAACTAACGCAGGGTCTGCAACCACTACTTATTTGCGCTTGCAAACAATACAAGTTCCATTTCTATCTTCATTGCCAAGAGCATTAGATGATGATGGCTTTTTGAAAACGTCTAATCAAGCCAATCAAGACCGCAACGGATTTGTTAATCAATTGTCGCCTAATGGTGAAATGCTTTCTGTGCCAACATATCGGCTTATAGGCTCTGCATTCCCAGGAAATACTCTTGATACAGCGTTCTGGACTCCTTCTGTTGGCATAGGCGGAACAGTAGCGCCGACAAATGGAATGCTGATACTGAACACAGGAGCAACGGCTAATAATTCAGTTTCAGTAACATCAGCCCAAACAGCCCGATATGTCACTCGGCAAATAAATAAATTCAGCTGTAAGTTGCAGCTTCCAGACCCAGGCACAGCCAACAATACACGGCGCATTGGAGCATTCACAGCCAATGATGGAGCATTTTTTGAGGTAGCAGGGACATTAGTGTCCCTTGTAACTCGCAGTAATGGTGCTGAGACAGCGAGAATAGTAAATGGCAATTTCAATGGCAGGTTAGGCAGTACTGTAAAAACAGGAAGCATGCTAGAACATTTGTATGAGATTATTTATAATTTGCAGTATGTTTATTTTCTGGTGGATGGAATAGTTTCGCATATGATGAAATTCAATACGGCATGGTCATCCACTTTAGATTTGCCGATAAGAATAGAGAACACAAATTCAGGCGGTTCAATAACACCAGTTATCGCGAACGTCCTAAGTGCTTCAATAATGAAATATGGAATTGCGCAGACACAAGTAGTAAGTGATTTTCAACAAGGATTGACTGCGGGTAGGCAACTTAAATTAGGCTCTGGCAATATTCACGGCATTGTTTTAAGCGGGATTACGAACAATTCAATTGCAACATTTTATGATGGAACATCGACTGCTGGGCGGGTAATATGGACATCAGGAGCATTAGCCTCGAATGGACTGCCATTCGAAATAGATACCAAAGGCGTTGCTTTTTATGCTGGGCTATTCATCGCAGTCACTAGCGCTGCGCTTAATATTCTGACCATGTATGAATGAAATATGCGCCGGTAAAAATTGTCGAGCCAAAGAAGGCAGAAATCATTCAATTGAATGCCTATTTGAGCATTTTATGGCTTATACTGGAGGCCACAAAGAATCTATAGCTATCCAAACAATGTTGGAGAAAGCGTATTTTGATGGTTATGAAGCTGGAAAAAATGAAAAATAAAGAAAGAATTCAGAAAAGACGTGCACGGGAACGCTTTAATGTGGCTAGCCGCCTGGAACGTGAGTATCTTAGAAGCCTTCGCCATATTGTTAAGCAGATAGATGTGATGACTAAAAGCATCATTAATAAGAATATGACTGAAGACGAGTTAAAAACTGCGCATGGACAACTATCAAATATGTTGCGCGGTTATGGCGAGACGATTAAACCATGGGCAAAATCAGTTGCCAATAAGATGGTAGCAAAGATTGCTAAGGTAGATGAATCTAATTGGGTGAAGCTTGGCAGAGAAATGAATAAATCCCTTAATCAAGAACTAAGTGAAGCGCCAACAGGCAATATGCTGATTCAATTCCTTTCTGAGCAAGTTAAGCTGATTACAAGTTTGCCTAGCGAGGCAGCTGACAGAGTTCACAAGATGGCGCTGGAAGGAATAATCACAGGTGAACGCGCTGACAGTATCGCTCGTAAGATTCTACAAACAGGAAATGTTAGCCAGTCAAGAGCGCAATGTATAGCCAGAACAGAAGTTGCAAGAGTTGCATCTGGGCTGACGATGGCTAGGAGTAAGCATGTAGGAAGCACACATTATTATTGGCGTTCGTGCGAAGATGGCGATGTGCGAGAAAGCCATAAAAAGATGGACGGAAAGATTTGCGAATTCGCAGCACCGCCTGAAGTCGAACCTGGAAAATATTATCATGCAGGGATGATTTACAACTGTAGATGCTATATCGAACCGATATTAGATTATGAAATGAAACATTAAACGATACAGGAACAGAAATGAATACATCAGGCTTACGCGGTACAATATCAGCCCAGAACCCAAGCCCAGTTGTGGTTCCTATTTTAAACACATTTGGCAGTGGTAATCCAGCACCCCCTTTTAGTGCAGTATTCACAACAGCAGCAGGGGCAGCAACTTTTTCTTTTGATGGTGGCATAACTTATCAGGTCATAGCAGCTTCTGTGTCAGGCTCTGGCCAATTAGTTTATTTCATAAACAATCCATTGACGCATGTTAAATTCACAGGTGCCAATGCGGAAAAATATCAAATATTATGAGTAATGATATAAGATTCCCACAAAATTATGACCCTGGCCATCCATTAACTTTGCAAGGAAATAGCAGCAGCAATCCAACGCCTGCGCAATCCTTAGCTAGTTATCCAGTTGCTTTGGTATACCGATTTCCTGATTTGGATTCTATACCATCTAATTATGCTGGAATAGCACAAGTTGGGCAAACTCTGGTAATTTGCGATGGTTCAGGAAGCGCTAGACAAATTTAAAACGATAGGGTGATGCGATGAACCAATACACGAATGCAGCAATATATATAGCTCTTGGATTAATCGGGGCAACAGGCCATTGGATCAAGAAAAGGTACATTGACAAAACAACAACAGACACTTTCAGTTTGTACATATTTGGAAACTTTCCAGCCACTTTGAGGGCCATTGGCGCAATTTCTTTTGCCGAAATGAATTTGTCATTTTTGCAAGCAAATGATTTATTATCATTGCAGAATGTGATTGGCGCAATAACCGCTGGATACATGTTTGACTCAGGAATCAACAAAGCATCCGATGCTGGAGAAATAAAATGACACTACGCATAATAGGCCCAATAGATTCACAAAATCATTCCTTTACTTATGATGGGCATGGTAGAATAACCGGCATAATAGATCAAGCAGGCAACCTTTCCAATGTTGTAACCAATTTCAACACCCTAGCAGATATACCGCCTGGGTTTGTTGGAACTGCTGCCGTAGGATTTGATACGTTTATCGGTGATGGTATCAGCTTTATACCTTCTTCAATAAAATCAGGGGCCGTTAAATTTCATGGTAATTTAGCCACCTTAAAAGAGCAGTACAGGACATTAGCCAATGCTATACGCGCAACGCTGAACGGAACAGCTAATACCAGAATATTACTTAATGGTGACTCAACAACACTAGGATCAGGGGAGCTTTCGACGTTACAAGTACCTAATTCGTATGTTCACCGTGCAGCGGAAATTATTAATAAAAGAATTGTTAAAGGTGGATGGCAGTCAAACTACGGGAGCATTGTCGGTGGCCCAACATTTACTTTTAGCACGCAAGATACGAGACTATTAGATTATCCTGCCGGGTGGTCCACATTCGACCTCGGGACAGTTGGCAATAATACTAACAAGGGGAGGTCGATAGGCGGCAGTCTGGCTTATAACAACACGACAACTAACCCGATTACGTTTACACCATCGGCAGTTACAGATACGCTGGATGTCTACTATGTAGATGTCGGAGCAGGCTATAACACGTTTAGTGTAAAGGTTGGCGGAGTACAAATTGGGGCATTAGCTGCGCCAACTGGAAGCGCGAGCATTAAAAAGTTATCAGTATCTACAGGTGTTGCCGCAGCTCTTAACACCTATACTATACAGCGAGAGGTAACTGGCACTGGCGCTATGATTGTAGGGTTTGAAGCATATAACTCAGCAGAGAAGGAGATAACATTTGTTAATGCTGGCTGTGGCGGAACATTCATTGATACTAATCTAGCACAAACAACAACAGCAACTTATTACACAGCATTAAAAATGCTTACTGACGCCACATCAACAGTAAAATTCAACGCAGTATGTATTAATTTTGGCATTAACCATTGGTTAAACTCTACTGCACAAACAGCTGTAAATTTTGAGTCGTCGTTAAATTATGCGGTTTCTACATTAGTTACAGCAGGAATTCCTGTGGTGTTATTTATACCGCCAAAGTCAGGATTAACAGTTGGCTCTCCGTTAGTGACTGATGCAATAATGCAGGGCTATGTCGATGCTATTTATCGCACAGCAACGACCTACAGCCTGGCAGTAATTGATATTTATTCAAAATTTGGCAGCAATGCAACTGCCAAAACATTGGGGTATATGCACACTGATAATGTACACATTACCAATGTCGGGTACAGCAAAATAGCGTCATATTTTGCTGATTTTATTAATTATTTGGTTACTGACTAGGCTTAAATTATGATTTATCTATACCTATCAGCAGCCGTGGCGCGCATCATCGGTGGCCTGTATGCCTGGGCTAAAATACAGGGCTCACGGGGATTGATCGCCGATTATGCCATAGTCCTTGAGGCAATAATTGATAGCACATCGGCCAAGTCTAGTGCAACAAAACCGCCGAAAAACTGAACGAAGGAAGACAAGGCTGATGGAGGCAGGTAGACAACCCGTAGAATCTGAATTGGATAGGCTTGGCGCTATGATAGGCCACGAAGGAAGAGCAGAGGACCAGATGATGTTAACTATTTTACACGGTCTAGCAACAGTTATAACTTATCAAGCAAAAGAGCTTAAAGAACATTCTGCTTCGCAACAAGCTCAATTTGAAGTGCACCAGAAAAGGATAAATGAGCATGAAAAAATAGTCATAAAAGGGGAAACATCTTGGCGATGGATTACCATTATACTTAGTGGATTGAGCATTTGTTTTTTGAGTCTATTTTCATACGGATATTTTTTAATTGCCGATATAAGGGATAGTGTGAAAGCTCAGCAAGCGATAGATGACTATATCAATAAAACACAAACTAATGCTGTTGTTGAAGGCAATACAAAAATAATTGAACAAAGTAGCAATCTGGGTAATATCCAGCTTGAAATTGAACGCATCAAAAAACTTAAAGCAGTAAAGGGATCAAAATGATATTTATTAAATGGTTTTTATTATTAATAGTCAATCTTCTGACTAATTTAGTTAATTATCCACTTGCACCAATTGTGGTATTATTTGCTAATAAAGACGGATGGTTGCCTAAATGGCTATGGTGGTTTCAGATGAATGATAATTCGTTGGATGGCGATAGCGGATGGAGAATTGAAAACATGCCATATCGACCCGAAAATAATCATTATCAAAGGTGGATCAATCGTTTCCATTGGTTATGGCGTAACAAGCTATATGGATTTTCAAGATCCTGTTTAAGTATTACCTATAACCCAACAACCGATATAATTATCATTTATGGGGATAATAGGGTTGGCAATGGCCCCGAAGGCAAATCAGGGTGGTGCTATAAAAAGTTGATAAGGGGCAAAAACATTATTGGTTTTAAATTTTATTACATCAGGCAGTACAAGAATTGGCCTAACAAGTGCATTAGAATTTTAATAGGCTGGAAGTTGCCAAACATTGGCGAAACTGATAATGCGGCAACTTTTGGCTTCTCTCCAAGCCCGTGGATGCATTTTATAAAATAATTTTTCATTTCTAAAAAAAAATGGTTACTTTTCTTGGCGGGCATGGTATATATATGGCTTTTATAAATTTATAAAATACTACTTTGTTTTTAAGGATTAATATATGAAAATATTACAGAAATTTATATTAATGGCATTGCTGCCGTTAATTGCATTAGCTGCATCGAGCTCAGCGTTTGCGGTTGGGGATGCCACTGCACCATACCAGAATCCAACCTATATCCCAACATTCACAATCCCATCAACTGGGTCACTCCCAACTGGTGCCCAGAATTTAACCTATAGCACTTTTGGAAGTTCTGTTTTTACCGGATTATTCTCTGGTACGTGTACATCGCTAGCAGCAACAGCTCAAGGTTCCGTGGATAATGGAGCGTCCTGGACAACTATCAACGCATACATATATCCTGCCCTCGGTACGGCGGCTGGGACTGTCGCAGTAGCTGGAGCGATAACAAATGTATTATTCAAACTTAATGTGCAAGGTTTTAACAAAGTGCGAATTGTTGTCTCCGCCCTAGCCGGCACCACTTGCTCCTTCGCAGCAGCAGAAACGCAAGGCGATTTCAATGGGTTGACTTTGTAATTATATGACTATTCGGGCATCTGGATACACAGTTTACAAAATTGGTCCAAATCAAGAGTTGACCCCAGAAGGATTTCTGCTCTGCAAGGATGTGCCAGTTGCGCGAACAGGAGTGATGATCTATGGGCCAGATGAGACTCCAATCGAATCTGGCCCAGATGGATTAGTGAAGATTTACCGCGAAGATGAAGACGTTTTTGATGCCAGAACAATAGCATCAGCAATAGGAAAGCCAGTGACCAATGATCACCCCGAAGAGGATGTGACACCAAATACTTGGAAAGAACAAGCTGTTGGTGTAGCACTTCATGTGAGGAGAGGAGAAGGCACTATGGATGACTTATTGCTAATGGATTTGCTGATAACAACTAAAGAAGGGATTGAAGCTGTCCAAGGAGGCAAACGTGAAATTTCATTAGGCTATGATGCTGATTATGAACAGCTTGAACCAGGAAAAGGAAGGCAATCAAATATAATCATCAACCACATCGCATTAGTTGAACAAGGCAGATGTGGTGCTAGGTGTGCAATCAAAGACAAAAAACCAACTAACCAAGAGGAAAGTCAAATGGCAAATCGCTATGGCACCAGAAAGGCTCAGACTAGCAAAAGAGGGCTTGCAAAAGTCGTGGATTTGCTATTCAAGGCTCACAAAGCAAAAGATGCAGAAGAATTGAAAGAAGTTCTTGATGAAGCTGCGAATATGGATGGACTATCTGAAGAAGAAAATGTCGGCAATCTTGACCAAGAATTTAGTCCTTCTGATGAAAATGGCGACACGCATATTCACATCCATAATGGCGGAGATCAGGCAGTTGGCGAGCCCGATGAAAATGACGAAGGAGGCCGTGCTGAATTTCAAGATGACGATGACCCGCGTTGGGCATCAAACGAATCAGATCACAATGAGTTTAGGCAGCGCCTAGAAGCATTAGAAGCAAGAATTGGCAAAAGTACCGATAGTGAAGAATCAGCTACTGAAGCAGCTTTGGATGATGGAGAGGAGCTGGAAGAATTTTTGGAAGAAGAAGCACCAGAGGGCATTCCTGCGAAAGATGCGCGCAAAGCCCGTGATTCCCGCTATCTTGGCGAAAGCATGAAAGATACCGTGGCTATGGCTGAGATATTGGCGCCTGGCATTAAGGTTCCAACCTATGATAGCAGGTCAACTCCAAGCATTACGGCAAAGAAGATTTGTAGTTTGCGAAGACAAGCTCTTGATATTGCTTATGCAGTCCCAGCAAATCGGGCAATGTTCAGCGATATAATTGGCAATAAGAAATTGGATACAAGCAGAATGACGTGTGATGCTATTCGCACAGTATTCAAAACAGCATCAGCTTTAAAACGTCAAAGCAACAATGGTATGGGCGTTAGAGATTCCATCATGAATCTTCAAGCGGTAAAGCCTGCTAAGCCGATGACTATAGAAGATATAAATGCTGCTAATGCTGCTTATTATACGTCTAAAAAATAAGATGCATTCAACCAATTATTAAAATTTTTAAAGGCACATAAGATGAAAAAGATTAGAGCAAGAACAAAAGATGTAGCTTTCAAATACAGAATGGGTGCTGGGTATCCAGGTGATGTCACAAGAACCCATCCTGTTGATATTTATCCTGAGCTAGCAGATGCGACAATTCCGCCTACCTTGGCAGGCCAAGGCGTTATTCTGGATGCAACTTCCCACCGCGTTAGAAAACTTGATGCAGCAACTGACGGTGTGACAGGGGCAATTGCTCTATATGGCATCACAGTTCGCATATATCCATTCCAGCAAGCACAAACTACAACCAACTTTGGTGCTGTCCCTATCGGGGGTGGGCCACTGCCTGTTTCTGGTGAGGTTGATATTCTGAGGCGCGGCGGAATCATCGTCCAAGTGCCAGCAGGGCAAACACCTGTAAAAGGTGGTGCTGTATTCATCTGGAATGTTGCAACATCTGGTGCGCATATTCAAGGCGGTTTTGAAGCGGTTGACGGCACAACAAATACTATCGACGTAAGTAACGCTGTGTTCAACAGTGGCGTTGATGCCAATGGATTTGCTGAATTAATTTTCAATAATTAATTAAAAGCATCAACAATTCACTAATTCAAAATGGGAAAGAACATGAAAAAGAGATTTAAAACAAAAGATGGACTGACTTTTGACCAATCATACCATCAAGTCATCGACGGCCAAGGCACCCAGCGCGGCAAGGCTTTTGATCAGGCCTATATGACGCGCGATGGTCGCACCGTCGATTCAACGGGTTCGTTTTTAGTTGGCGAGTTGGAACGGCTTGACTTATCCCTTCACAAACCTTTGGCGGCTGTTACTTGGGGACGCGATATTGATTTACGTGAGGATGTAACCATTGCTGATGATGTATCTTCATTTACCATTTCATCATTCGCATCTGCTGGTGGCTTAGGCCAAGGTCAAGGAGTTGGTACTGGAAAATCATGGATTGGCCGTAAAGCCAATCAAGTTCCAAATACAAGCGTTGATATTGCCAAAATTGCAAACCCATTAACGCCTTGGGGAAACGAACTGGCTTATACCATCTTTGAATTAGAAGCTGCTGCCCGTCTTGGCCGCCCTATTGATCAGCAAAAGTTTGAGGCTTTGCAATTGAAGCATCAAATGGACATCGATGAGCAGGTATATGTTGGAGATACAGGCTTGTCCCTAGGTGGCTTGGTTAACCACCCATTGGTTTCCGCTTATGGAACGGTTGCTTCTGTGTCCACAGGTGTCTCCGGATTCACCCAGTTTGCTAAAAAGACTGCTGATGAGATTCTTGCTGATATCAATAGTTGGTTAATCTCTGTTTGGGCCGCTTCCGCTTATGCTGTTATCGCGAAGGATATTTTATTGCCCCCTTCCCAGTACGGATATTTAAGCACCCAAAAAGTTTCTCAGGCCGGTAATGTTTCAATCCTGAAATACATTCTGGAAAACAATATCTATACCCAATCAGAAGGCAAACCGATCAGCATTCAGCCACTGAAATGGCTGGCTGGATCTACTGATGCTGGTTTGGCAACTGCAATTGGAAACGGTGGCCTTGACCGTGCTGTGGTTTACAGCAAAGACAAAGATCGCGTGCGCTTTCCAATGACGACTTTGAATCGCACCCCAGTGCAGTTTGATTCTATCTTCCACAAATCAACTTACTTTTGCAAGTTGGGTGCTGTTGAGGTCGTATATCCAGAAACACTAGGATATTTTGACGGGCTATAAGCTACTTTAACGACCTATAGTTTATTTCCGAAATAAAGCGCATTATAATATCCCTGAACTTAACTTAACAGAACAGGGATATTAAACCAAACAGGTGTAACATGGCTAAAGTTGAAAAAACGACTATCGTAGAATCCTCAACTACGGATAGTATACAAGAGGAACCAACTGGACCAGCAGAGAACGAATTGAAATCTGATGCTACCGAAGAAAAGCAGGCACCAATTGACCCAAATCTGGTTGTTGCGGTTGTTAAAAAACGTTACAAAATTGTCATGCCTGACGGTGCCACAATTACCCATGAGCCAGGTCACGTAACGATGCCAAGGGAACAAGCCGAACATTGGTATGCTATTACTAATGGAACTGCCATAATCGGAGTCCCAGATAATGGCGATTTGAACGGTGTTGGCGCTAAAGCAAGAATTGCTGGAATCATTGAAACTTTGCAATCCAAGATTGTGGATATAATTTCATTTGAAGAGCAGCACAAAGGATTATCCGATAAACAAAAAGAAGATTTAATTAAATCGTCCAAATTTGTTGAAGGTGCTTTGAAATTGCTTGGGAGCTTGTGATGCCATTAATTCAATCAACAAGTAAAAAGTCTCTTGGTGAGAATATCGGCAAAGAGATTAATGCAGGCAAAGATCCAAAACAAGCTGCTGCCATCGCTTATGCTACGCAACGGGCAAATGATAATGGCACTCCAGAATATGCGATGGATCAATTAACAACTATTCCAGAAACAATCACAGCTTGTGATGTGATGGAAAAATCAAGAACTTATGGTGGATAAAATGGCAAATCACATACATATACATGTTGGAACAACTGATAGAAAAAGAACAATAGATGGGAAAATGACGGGAGGGGAAATTTGTTCATATTTTGGAATACCTAGATCACAAATAACAATAACTAACGGATCACAAAGGCAAATTGGAAATTGTAAGATTTACAATAAAGATGGCGATTTAATTTTTAAGACTGAAAACGTATGGAATGGGGTTGTTACATTAAATCAGTCTGAAATATCAGAAATAGGCAGAAAACTTTACAAAGATAAACAAAGCTAAACAATGATAAATAAATGAAAACTGTAGCAGATTTCAGAGCAGACTTATTATGAATAATTATTGCGCCTATGTTCACGCAAGACCAAATATCACAGATGCTTCTGGCATTTTCTATGTTGGCAAAGGCACAGTCAAACGGGCTATGAATCTTAGGCGCAATAAACACCATTCAAATATAGTCAACAAACACGGTGCTGAAAATATTTTAGTTGGAAAGATTGATTGTTCTAGTGAAGCTATTGCTTTTGAATTAGAGAAAGGTTTGATTAGATGTTTAAAAAGAATGAATGTAAATCTAACTAATCAAACTGATGGCGGAGAAGGAATCAGCGGTTTAAACCATTCTGAAGAAACAAAAAAGAAGATAGGAGCATCAAACTCAATTTCTTTAAAAGGGAAAATTCCATCTAAGAAAGCATTTGAAGCTGCTAGAATTGCTTTGACTGGGTATAGCCATTCTGAAGAAACAAAAAATAAAATAGGAACTGCCAATAGAGGGCGAATAATGAGCCAAGAATCTATCAAAAAAAATAGATTGGGTCATATTGGCCAAAGATGGATAACTGATGGAGAAACAAACAAAAGAACTAAAGAATTGGAATTACCAATAGGCTGGAAAATAGGCAGAACCTTATGATAGACGTGGCAACATTCCGGTCTCATTTTCCAGAGTTCAATAGCACTACCATGTATCCAAATGCTGGTGTTCAATTTTGGCTTGCGTTTGCTTATCGAATGGTGAACGCAGATAGATTTGGCACCAACCTTGATATTGGGGTTGAACTATTTACCGCACATTTCATAACTATGGAAGCACGCAGTGTTCTTGAAACTGCTGGTGGTGGCATTCCTGGTGTGAATGTAGGTGTGCAAAGCAATAAATCTGTTGACCGTATATCTATAGGCTACGATACTGGCGCTGGAACGGAAGAAGGGCAGGGACACTGGAACACTACCACTTACGGTACGCGTTTTATCTGGATGACCAAGATGTTTGGTGCTGGGCCAATTCAACTTGGAGTAGGCGCGGCTCCTGTAGGTGCTGGATTTGGACAAGCATGGCCAGGACCAAATACGGCTCCTGGATTCTCGACTTTTATGTAATTAGGGAACAACGTAATGACCGCTCATATCATTTGCATGTTAAATAAACTTCCGCTAGCTATCGCAATGGCAACTACTCTATCTTCTTGCGCCGTAGCAAGAACAACCGATAAATTCATAGATGCGACAAGTGGCAAAGTGATTCGGGAAACAACTGGCTATATCTGTGAGTTTGGAAGGAGCGAAGCGATGTCTGATTTTGCTGATGTATCTTCAACAAATGGAAGATCTATAACCATAGGTTCGACTAAAGGTGATGTTAATGTTCAGGCGATAACTGCGTCTTCAGAAGGGCTAGGAAAAATAATTGGGACAGCAGTTCGGGCAGCTTCTGGAATACCGGCTCCGTGAATTAATAAAGCAATTTATAAATCTTAACAGATCAGGGCTGGCATCCAACAAAGGCTGTATTTTTGTTTAATAACCTTTAAGTTGCTTTATTAATTGATTAACCGTTATAATTTCTGAATGAATAAGAATATAAAGTTGCTGATTGATAATCTTCCATCCTTTAAAAGGAATTTTAAAGAATTAACTAGTAAGGAAGTATTCGTTGGAGTTCCTAGCGGTAAAGCAAATAGAAAGGATTCAAAAGAGCCGAACAATGCTATGCTAGCTTACATCCACGATAATGGAAGTCCGGCACGGAATATTCCGGCCAGACCTTTTATGAAGCCAGGAATTGAAAGGGCACACCGGGATATTGAGAAGGCTATGGAAATCGGGGCGAAACAATGCCTAGACGGCGCAACAGAAGCTGTGGACATAGCATTACATAGGGTTGGCCTTATCGCCCAACGTTCAATAAGGAATCGAATAAACGAAGGGATTTCACCACCGTTGGCAGAATCTACTTTAAAGGCAAGAATTAGAAACAAAAAGGCGGTAAAAGGCGCGTTGGCAGAATTGAAAAGACGGGCAGCTGGTAAAGCGGCTAGTGCCACAGTTAATGCTAAGCCTCTTATACAAACTGGACAACTACGCAACTCAATTAATTATGTAATCAAGGATAAATAAAAGTGGCGACTAATATACACATACACGCTGGTAGTAAAAAAACAATGGATAGTAAAGAATCCGATACTCTAAAAAAATATATACGGGAGCTTAAATCTAACCCCTCTGATCTAGAAGGACTAGTCGCTTACGTTGAAGGAGAGGGCGCCTTAATTGCCACAATAGGCGGAAGAGTGGCATCTATTGGAGGGGACCTAAAACGCTTTGGCGGTATGATCAAGAGTAAATAACAATGGCATTGTTAGACGTCAATTTTGTACTTAAAGACCCAGACTTATCGGAGACTTTCACTGTTCGCAGACGCCAACAAGTAATCGATATTCACGGAAGATCAACAATAAATGAAACTGATTATTTAGGCACGGTTGGCGTTATTAATGCTGGTGACCCAAACGATTTGAGGCGGGATAATCCTGAGTATGAATTTGCCACCAATACAATCAGCCTAGTGACTGATTTTGATTTGATTGGTGAAACTGAAGGATATTTGCCTGATATAGTATTTTGGCGCGGTGCTAATTACACCGTTATTTACATCAATCAGTATCCTCAATTCGGACCTGGATTTATACAAGCAGTTTGTACGCAAACAGATAGGCAGGATAAACTTCCACCATTATTCTTAAATGGACAAATGGCTTTAAATAATGCTCGCAATAGCAACTTAGCAGGATTATTATAATGGCAATGCATATACATATACATCTAACAGGGAAGACTTATGACCAAGGAGAAAGCTATGCCACTTTGTTTAAACTCCGCGAAAAAAAATATACGGAGATTAAAGATCTTCGAAAAGAAATAGTGGATTTAACTAGCCAAATTGAGTCTTCGAAAGGAGATTACCGTAACCTATTTAAGCAGCGGGAGAAGAAATACTCGCAAATAAAAGAGCTTAATAAGGAGATAGATTCGTTATCCAGAAAAATCGAAGCCTTGCATTAATCCTCTAAATCTTCGAAGCAGGAACAAAAATGAGACTAGCAATATTAGACGCCAACAGTTTAGCCCAGAATATTCTTACAAGAGGGCAAGAAGCAATTATCGATGCTTCAGGAACAATAGCGGCAACCTCAGTAGCCCAGACAATCGCGGCAGCATCTTCAACTCGGTCTGGGTTCTTTTTGATGAATCTTGGAACACACAATATGGGTCTGAATGACTTAGGGGCTGCTACACTAGGGGCAGGATCAATAATTTTGGCACCTGGGGCTAGCATATCGGCACCAGCAAATTATCCGGTTAGCACAGGTGCCTTGAGTTTAGCCGGCACGATTGGCGATGGCTATACATTGAGGATTTGGTAGTGCCAAATACTTCCGCAACAGGCGGCGCATTATTACCAACAGGGAATCCGCTGCCTTTAGCAGACTTACCATTACAAGATTTTTTGCATGATTGGATTGTCGGAATAACAGGATTCACCAACGCTTTAGTGCGCCCAAGGTGGCAGCCTGAGCAGCCAAATATTCCAAATGCGAGCGTAGACTGGTGCGCCTTTGGTGTGACCAATAAACATACCCTTGGACAACCTTATATTGAGCATGTACCTGCATCAACCGACTTTCCAAATGGGTACGACGAATTAAGAAGTCACCAAGAATTTACAATGCTTGTTACATTTTACGGACCAAATGCTGAGATGAATGAAATGCTTCTTAGCAGAGGGATGTATATTGCACAAAATCAAGAATCTTTGAATTTGAATAACATGGCTTTAATTGGCCATGAGGATTCAACAACAATCCCAGAATTACTAAAAGAGCAATGGATGTTTAGAGTCGATTTGCCGATTTACTTTAGACGACAAATCACACTTGATTACTCAGTGCTTAATATATTGCACGGAATAGCGAATATAAATAATGAACACTCGCAAACACCAATAACATCAGGATAAAATCATGACGCTTAGCACATTACCCATTAGCCGTTTAGTCGCAGTCAGTGTCAATCTTGCGCCTAATGCTGCTCAAACTCAAAATATCTCAACTCTGATGATTCTTGGGATTTCCAACATAATTGACACCATTGAACGGTACAGATCATATGCTTCAATTTCAGCAGTAGCAACTGATTTTGGAACAGTTGCTGAAGAATATCTGGCAGCAGTATTGTGGTTTGAGCAGCAGCCTCAACCAACAAATCTTCTCATCGGGAGATGGGCAAAAACTGCAACATCTGCTCTTTTACACGGTGCATCGCTTACGACAGCGCAGCAGCTTATCACAACTTGGAATGCTATCACATCAGGAGCTTGTGAAACGGTAATAGATAGCGTGCCTCTATCCCTGACTGGGTTGAACTTTTCAGCAGCTACAAATATGAATGGCATAGCGTCGATCATACAAACTGCCTTAATTGCAAAAGCATCGGCATTTGGAATGACTGGATTTGCCTCTTTAACTGTTGTATGGAATGCTACATTCAGCCGCTTTGAGGTTATGTCCGGAACGACTGGAGTGCTTTCTACACTCCAATTTTTCATGGCACCAACTGCTACAGGGTTTGCGCAATTCAATTTAATACCGGCGCCTGCCGATACGATAACTTTGAATGGAACAGTGTGGACATTCGTTTCAGCGCTGACAACTGGCAACCAAATACTAATTGGTGCCTCAACTGCGGCTACTTTAGTAAATGTGCTGGCAACGTTGAAAGCAAGTCTGGATGTAAATACGGTTTTGATGGATTATTATGTGTCTGGTAATTATTTGTATTTTGAATCCAAATTAACAGGGATTGCAGGAAATTCTTACACTCTGGCAAAATCAAGCGTCAATGTAACGCTATCAGGCGTAGTGCTTTCTGGCGGCGTTGCCACTGGCGATATATCAGTATCGTTAGGTTTAGCTGCATCAAATTCAGGTGCTTATATTTCGCAAGGTATCGTAGCAGAAACTGCCTTACAAGCAGCAACTATTTTCGATCAGAATTATGGCCAAACTTGGTACGGAATGCAGATTCCATCCGCGAGCAATTCAGATCACCAAGCCGTTGGCGCCTTTATTGAAGGAACAACGAGTAAGCACACCTACTGGATTTCAACAGTAGAATCTGGCGTGCTTAATTCCACAAATACGACAGATATTGCCTACATAATGTCTCAGCTGAATCTCAACCGTTCAATTGTACAATGGTCTAGTTTGAATGCCTATGCTTCAGCATCTTTGGCTGCCAAGGCATTAACCATAGATTACAATGGGAATAATACTGTCATTGACTTAATGTACAAACAGGAGCCTGGAATCACTGCTGAAAACCTCAATTCCACGCAAGTAACAGCATTAGAAAATAAAAATGCCAATGTATTTTTAGCGTATAATAATAACACGGCTATTATTGAACAAGGAAACAATGTAAGCGGTGTTCCAATTGATATCATCACAGGAACAGATTGGTTGGCGATTCAAATACAAACAGCAGTTTATAATCTATTATATCTAAGCTCAACCAAGATACCGCAAACGGATGCTGGCAACCATATGATTACAACTACTATAGAAGCTGTTCTATCGCAGGCTGCTATAAATGGTTTACTTGCCCCTGGAACATGGACTGCTGGCGGGTTTGGTGCTATCTCCCAAGGCGATTTCTTGCCAAAAGGATTCTATGTTTATGCACCGCCTATTGCTCAACAAAATGTTTCAGACAGAAGCGCAAGGAAGTCAGTTACTTTCCAGATTGCAGCGAAACTTGCTGGTGCAATTAGAACCGTTTCAATTTTAATCAGTGTTAATCGTTAAGGATTAAGCAATGTTAACAAAAATAATCAGAATGCCTGAAGACATTCCACAAGAAATATTGGATTTTTTTGAAATACCAACAAGTGCTATTGGATTTTGTGTTACTGTCGATACTGGTAGACCTATTATGGTTTCTGTAACAAAATATGTAGAAAAAAAGGAAAGCAAACAATGAGCACTTATTCATTTTTAAACACAAATTGCACCATAACAGGCCCAGGTGGCTCAGTTAATCTTGGCGCTGGTGCTTCTGTGGCAGAGGAAGGGATCACACTAGAGCCAAATGACGACATCAGCACAATGACTATTGCCGCCGATGGCTCAGTCATGCATTCATTGGGGGCTAACAAATCGCGGACATTAACAGTACGTTTATTGAAAACCTCAGCTACAAATAAAGCTCTTTCTCTGATGTATGCTTTCCAAACTGCAAGTCCTGCCAACCACGGTAATAATACAGTCAGTTTAGCAAATGCCCAAACGCGGGATGCCATAACTTGCCAGCAGGTAGCATTCAAACGGGGTGTTCCTTTGACCTACGGCAAAGAAGGAGGAATGAATGAATGGACTTTCGATGCCGGTATTGTGGACGTAACTTTGGGTGGTAATGTGTAATGAACCCAATATACCAAATACAGTCCAAGTTGAATGCTTTTGATCAACTCAATATAGCACGAAAGCTATCCCCTGCATTCCCACTTATCAAGGCCGTTGTAGATCAAGATAACGCAGGGAAAGACAAAGGTGTGCTAATTGTTATGGCTCTTGGCATGCTTTCTGATGAAGGCAATAAGTATGTTGTTGAAAAATGTTTATCCACCGTAGTTCGAACCCAAGATAATGGTGCGCTTGCAAAGATTTTCATCAATGGGCAATTAATGTTTGATGATTTAACGCTGACTGATATCACTGAAATTACAGCGCAAGTCATTGAGGATAATCTTGGAAATTTTTTAAATACCGCCCTGTCAGCACTAGGCAAGGATTAAGCAGCAGAGCGGTTGAATTTATTTCAATGACAAGTGAAGAAGATATGTTGATTCGCCCTATTCTGAATGGGATGTGTATGTATGAATCATTGAAGAATGGGACTTTGGACTTATTGGATATAACAAAGATGAATGAAGCATTAGATGTCCAATCAGCAAACCAAAATATTATAAGGAATAGTAAATAAAATGGCAAGCCAAGTCCTACAAGAATATCTAATCAAATTAGGCTATCAAGTTGATGCTATTGGCTTCCGTAGGTTTGACCAAAATTTAAGTACAGCTGGTAAACGGATAATTGGTGTTGGCACTGCTGTTGCCGGAGTTGTCGCTGCGACTGCCGCCGCCACTACTGCTTTCGCCTATGATATGCGTAAGATGTATTTTGCTTCTGAGCTTGCTAATACATCTGTGAAGAATCTCAAATCGATGGAATATGCAGGAAAGCAGGTGGGTGTTTCAAGTGATGAAATGGCAGAGGCTATTTTGCATGTAGGGCGCGCTTTGCGTGGTGGTGATATTGGATTCAAAGCACTGATAAATGGCCTTGGAATCTCAACAGATTCAAGCAGAGAAGCCAATGACGTCCTCATGGAATTGCTAGAGACAACAAAACAATTCCCAGAAGAAATAGCAGCCTCAATGCTCAATATCCCTGTTGACACTTATCATATGCTTATTGAGGATACTGACAAATTAAAAAACAAAACAAAAGAAGCAAATGATATACAAGAAAAATTTGGATTAAATTTCAAAGAAAGTGAATCCACTGTTATGCATTACACAAGTTCTTTGGATAGACTTGGCTTCATCGCAGAAGGAGTTGGGAAAAAATTTCTATTATCCGTGCTTCCTGTATTTGATCAAGCTGAAAGTGCCATGGAAGATTTTTTTTCTGGCTATTCAAAATATTTAGATAATCCATCTGAATATATAGCTAAATTTAAAAAATTTATGACAACTAATGTTTTTGCGGATCAAGGCCCAAGTAAAGCACATGAAGAGCATAAAGCACGAACTGGATACAAAGGCGGGAAAGGACAAAAAGGAATTGAAGATCAGGTGATGGATTTTTTTATTTCAAAAGGATATGCAAGCGAAGATGCAGCAGCAATAGCAGCCAATCTATATGCTGAAAGCAAATTTGATCCCCATGCGAGTGAAACGCTAAAAGGCGGCGGTAAGGGGAGAGGCCGAGGACTTGCCCAATGGACTTCAAAAGATAGGATTGCTGCATTTGAAAAAATATATGGAAAGATTGAAGAATCCTCACTTGAAGATCAATTGTCTTTTGTTGACATGGAACTTAAAGGCACTCACAAATCA